CAGACAAGTCAGCAGACCCTGACCCTCGACGGCGGCGGTACGAGCGTTACTCACACTGCCCCGCACGAACGGTGTGGGTGCGGCCCGGCGAATTCTGAAGACGTACTCCTGACCGACCATCTGATGGTGAGTTTAACCCAAAGATGGCAGGAATTAAGAGCCAAACCATAGGAAACCGCCTTGGTGCCGAGCAGGCATGCCGGGTGGTGTGAGAGGCTGGGGCCGTAATGCCCCCGCCTACTCGATAATGTAAACTATTTCACGAAAGGAAGTGCACTATGGAAAGCACACAGGCAAAATCTAAGCCGGTTGCGAAGTATCAACACCCTGTTCATAAGGATTTCTCCTTGGCTTTGTGGGATGATGGCAACTGTACCGTTAGCCGGTCCTACAGAGACAAGACGGGCGCCTGGCACAACTACGGCATCCGTCTCCGTCCGCAGGACATCAAGCCCATGCTGGAAACAATCATGGCAGCCGAAACCCTGAAGGCTTAATTCGGGGCACGTTGGGGGATTTATGAATTAGCCTTTATGGCCTGGCATCTACTGTGGGTGCCAGGCCTTTTTAATGTCAATCTCTACTGAAAGGAAGACAGTCATGAATAATGTAATTGAATCACAAGATGTTTTTGATAGCCGTCTCTATGACGGCCTAAACATCGCCTACAAGAAGCTTAATGCCAAAGATTGGGCGTTCGCAGGAATGGTATTGGTCAACGTGCTGTATTTGCTGGATGGATACCCGGCATATGCAGACGCGGCAAAAGCACAATGCCCTCAACTGGAAGCAAAAGTCCGCGAAGCCTTCACAACGGCTGAGGACTATGAACACTCACAGGCCTGTCTTGAGCCGTGTCTCAAGGCATTGTACGCGTCAGTCACAATATAAACCATATAACCCGCCCCCGCGCCCAACTGGCGGGGACGGGTTTTTATCAACAATAATATTAGAAGAAACAAAATAAATGAGTATATGGCGACTGCCCTTTGCTTGCGCAGGGCAGGTCGCCTTGATAAGTTAATTTAATATGAAAAATAAAAAAAATACCCCAAATGACTGGGTGGTCCAGCCAGATGGGGCAACAACACAAAAACAAATACATTTTAGAAAGGAAACAAACAATGTCAACACAAAAACAAATCACAATCACAGACGGCTTTTCATTCGATTTCACTGGCAAAGAAGGCTCGCAGTTGCCATCAGGCAATTATGCCTTTATCGGGGGCCAGTGGTACAAAAACAACATGGCTTGTCCAACAGGGATGGTGCCAATGATAATGACAGAAGCTGCAGTCTTGCAGGCGTTGTTGCCTGCAGATACAGCACAGGCACCTGCTGCCAAACCGGCAACAAGAGTCACGACATATGAAAAACTTAAAACACTGGATGGCCTAGAAATCGGTTTGTTCTTTATCAATCCAGATAACAGTGGCAAAGGTGCACCGTACAAAGGCGCCTTTACTATCGGTGGTATTCAACATCAGTCGTCTGCATGGCCTGTCATAACCACGGACGACAAAGGTGTGAAGAAACTGGTAGGTTTCAATCTCAAATTCCAGACGCAGAGGCCCTGGAAAACCATCTTTATCAATAACAAAATAGCTATTGGTAAAGGCCAAATGCGTGAGAATAAAAATCAGCCTAAAGCGACGTCGCCCAAATTCACAGGCACGCTCGATACGTATGATGAGTCGTTGCATGAATACGTAACATATGCCATGAGTGGCTGGGTCAGTGGCAGCATGATCAATCTTGGTCTGTCCAAAATCATTCCTGGACAAACCAAGTAACCAAAAGCATATCAATCAGGCCTCTTTAGGGTGACTGGCCCTCTAAAGGGGCCTGCATATCTTTAGAAAGGAAGATTAACTATGATTACAAAAATCAGTGACTTTCTGGACAATATGTCCACAGAAGTTGAAAACAGAGAGTTTTTCCAGGCAATCTGTAAATCAGAAGGCCTGGAAGAAGAAGTAATACCGATTCTTGCTTCAGAGGCGTACCTTCTGGACGAGAATCGAATGGAACTTTCACTGGACGGCCAAAACTGGCTGTTCACCTACAAAGATGGCACTCTAACCAAAGTAGAAGTGCCTTACATGGATAGATACCGCTTAGCGCCTGGGCGGGAAAATGAAGACCACAGGGGACTGGGGGAATACGACCCCATGTGGATGATAGCCCAAACAATGTCCATTACAGACTGCATTGTCAATGATGACAGTGCAGACATTTGCATACCCGGTCATGGCCTTCACACTTGGGATGCAATCAGGATTGTTTCGCCCATCAATCACCCGTTTGACAAGGATTATGTTGTCAGGCATGTGCTGGACAACGATTGGATTACAATCCAGCACAATAATAACATAACCAAATTCCTGGAAGCGCTGGATGAAGCCAAAGCGATAATGCTAAGGCGACACAGGCCTCGAAACATTGACTTCCGCGAAGCACAATATGATGGCTGGGAAGAGAACATCAAAGACCCCAGCTATCAATTCTAACGTACTTCCTTTCGGTCAGGCGACCTGGATGGTCTGGGTCGCCTGGCTTTTTATGCTACAATCTGGCGACGTGGGCTTAAATCAATCGTAGCCACGGGCCTGCCCGCCAGAGAATATATCCTCCCTTTTACCTTAAAACAGGAAATCACACAATCACACGATACTACCGGAGGTTTTCCATGCAAATATTTATGTTAGCAACCATATTTTTTATGTCTGGATGCAATGAATACGAAACACGGACAATGAAGGTTACTGCCTACTGTCCATGTACCAAGTGTTGCGGCAAATACGGCTGGGGCTACACTACGGCTTCAGGATACAAAATCAAGCCGGGTGACAGGTTTGTCGCAGCAGATAAAAGCCTTCCATTCGGCACTGAGGTCCAAATACCTGGCTATGGGAATGTCCAGGTTAAAGACAGAGGCGGCGCCATCAAGGGAAACCGTCTCGACGTGTATTTTGATACACACAGGGAAGCCCTGAAATGGGGCGTTAAGACGTTACAGGTAAAAATCAGGAAAGGAACTTTATGAGCATCACACTGACAATCAACATTAAAAACACACTGGCCGGACTTACACCAAGCCAAGTAGCCAAAAAATTCAGAGCCAAGCCCCTCCAGCTTAATGGAGGTCCATTGCAGCGCAGACGCCTTGTATTAGGAGATGTCCTGATTATGGAAAGTATATCCAAAGAAAACCAGTAAATATATCGCAATGCCTGGCGAATAAGAGCCAAACCTAACAGATATATCGCAATATTTGGCGAATAAGAAAGGAAACAGATATGAAATTCTACTTTGTACGATTTAAAGACACATGTAACAAAGTCTATGATGGGATAATGATCGGAAGGCTCATTATAATATGCCAATACATCAAAGAAGATGGTACGCGTACCTCACATACCGGACTCAGGACAATGCCCGATGATGACTTCCGAAAAGGAAACTGTGCAATAATAAACAATACAGCGGAAGAACTGGCTGAAGACTTGTGCTGGGTGGCACAACGTCGATTCGGGGATAGACTGCCAGACCATTACACAACGAACCGTGACAAAGCCAAATGGGCCATAAAAACTATTTTAGAAAGAGCAATGTCTCTATTCCCTTACCAAGCCAGGGAAACAATGCACATAGAATAAAAAACCATCACCTCCTCCGAAAGCCGGAATGCTTAAATGGGTTCCGGCTTTTTGAATACAGAGCGCGGTAAACATGATAGAAGGGAAAACATATGCCAAACAATTCTGCCTGTACCCAATCACCTATACAGTGGGTAGCAATAAAATTCAATAATTATAATGAAAAAAAAGAACTCCATGAATTTCTGGCATCCCTTGGATTTACCAGAAGCGACTTGTCGTCAGAGTGGAGCAGCGGCTACTACCGACTTCGCGATATACAAACATACCCGCACCTTAAAAACGGCGGCATGGAAGCACTAAGAAAGTTAACTGATAACGCTGCGTTGGCGAAATATTTAATCCTGGAAACAGAAGAAAAAGAACTATTTCCGCAAATCCCACAAGTACAAATGTACCTTAAAAGACTTAACAGATAGCCTGGGAGCGTCCCGGCATCAATACCATTTAACACCCTATATAGAAAGGGAAGCATTCAATGTTGAACATCGAATTTGTAAACAATCACGGTGGCGGTTTTTCCAGAACCATTCCTTGTGACGAAGGCACCACGCTCGGAGAATTCCTCCAATACAACATCCAGGGATTCCGCAGCGAAGATTACCGTATCCGCCTCAACAGCGATATGGTTGCCCGCCATGACACTGAACTGAACGACGGCGACCAAGTGCTGGTCACTCCGGTCAAGACAGTCGGCAACCAGAAGTAAAGCCGTCACGTCACCCAAGCCCAGTCCCTTGCACTCGCCAAAAAAAGGTGCGGGGACTGCGGCTTCCTGGTTCTTAAATTGGGACAATCCAGAAAGGAAATCATATGCCATTAATCACAAAAGACAATGTAAGACATAATATGAGTCTTCTCCGGCGCGTATTGCAAAGATATTGGATTAAGCCGGTAACAGAGGACACAGGCTTAAAACAAATGTTGGCCGTATTTAACCAGCAAGCCCGTCAATTCAAAGGAACTCTGCTGCGAACACTGATACAAAAACCAATCCGAGAAGCTAACCTGCTTGAATTAAAAGGCGATATAGCTAACTTGTATTCAGCGTGTCACAAACAAATCCAGAATATCCAAACCCGTATACAAGTCACGGCATGCGCTGCACAGACAGGCGTCAGGCCAGAAACTTTAATCTACAAAGACATTTTCAGGCTGCTGAATCGAGGCGCATCCTTAGAGGTAATACCGCGTTCTATAAAATGCAGAAATGACAGTTCTGCAAATAACAACCTTCTCGCCTGCTTGATTAGACATAGAACCAATGAAATCGTTCTGCGGGAACCAACCACTGACACGGATATATCCCTTGGGAGAATGATTATTGAGTACGATATGTGCAATTCACCAAGCTGTGAAAACATCAAAATCAGACCAGACGGTAAAGAAGTGTACGACAAAACACACTACACTTTTCATCCGCACGTCAGCAGCAACAGACTGTGCTTTGGAGACCATGCCGCATTTGTAACCAAGCAGCTCCAGCAGGGCGCATTTGTTGGTGCGTTTTGCTTGACCGAAGATATCTTGTCAAATTATGGAACCAATCCATACATCAAGCTGGAAAACTGGCTGCCGGCTAAATGCTTTTGTGGCAGAATAACACGACAGACATGCGTACGATGTGGTAAATTTGTATGCGAAGACCATGCAATTTACATAACATTCGATGCCCGATCAACAACCACAGACAATCCTTATTGCATAGATTGCATAAAGGAATGCGAGCGATGTGGTGCACAAACACCAGAAAACCATCTTACATATTGCACAATCTGTGGAAAGCGTGTTTGTCGGTATTGCTTAACCGAACAGGGCACGTGTTACGATTGCATCAAAACCTGCTCGGTATGCGGAAAAAGCACGCACCAGCACATAACCTGTCCCTGCGGAAACATAACATGCCTAGAGTGTATTGACATTGACCTGGCAAATAACACTATTATATGCCGCCACTGCGCGGAATAGAAAGGATTACCATGAAAAAAATCAGTTTATGCCTATCGCCTTATGCTTACTGTAAATTGATGTGGCTCAATGAAAGAACCAAAAACGAAGTCGGCTGTCTGGGGATTACAGACTTAGATTCGCCTCTTTATGTCAAAGATATTATTGTACCAAAACAGAAAGTCAGTATGTCGTCAACGGAATTCGATGACGACGGCGTAAATGACTTAGCTGCCAACCTTTGCAAACAAGGTCTTCAGATGAATCAATTCCTCCGCATCTGGATTCACACTCATCCACAGGGCGTTGCAGGACCGTCCGGCACAGATGAAACCACTTTCAAGACCAATTTCGGCAAATCCGACTGGGCGGTAATGTTGATACTGCCCAAAAATGGGCAGTTTTATTGCCGGCTCCGCACTCAAATCGGCCAAAGCAAGCATTACATGGAATCTGAAGTGCCTGTTGAGGTGGATTGGGCAGAAGCGGGACCAATGCACGATGCATGGGACAAGGAGTTTACCGAAAACGTCAGCGAATTCGCCTATGCCAAAAACACCTACAACGGCGCATATGGCCTGTGGGATGAATACAATTATGATTGGAACCCAGATCAACCAATGAAAGAAAACCGGTTTTTTCTATGCAACCCGCCAAAAAGCGCGGAGCAAACTAAAAAAGCTAACAAAAAAGCAGAAGAAAAAATTGAAAAAACAATTAAAGAAGCAAAACCAGCAAAACCAGCAGAAGACAAAATTGAAAGCAGTGATATAAAAAGCACCGAGAGTAAACAGTTAGAATATGTAGAAAACCACCAACTGGATTACCAGGTCTACCTGTTGCGATGCATGTATTCCAGCGGAGACATTGATGGAGACCAGTTCAATCATTGTATCGGCCTTCTACAGTCACAGGGACTGGATTCATTGCCACAAGAGGTTGTAGGACTGATGATGTATTACGACACACAGGGGGCGACTATATGAGATGGGAAACCGAAAATTGCCACGACTGTCCATTTGCCTATGCTGACGGGGAAATAGATGGCGCTAATGGCGCTAAGTGTCTTCATCCTTATAGTAACGGACACGAACACAGCCTAAAGACCTTCAAGCACACAGACCCTGCATGGGGCAAATTATTTACAGATTGTCCCCTCAAACAAACACCCATAACTATACACCTGAAAGGGACAGTATGGACGCGAGATATTCAAGACAATCCTCCATTATAAACCCGCTTTTCATGGCCAACCTGGACTTTCTGGTGGCCGGAGTGGGCGCAGTAGGAAAACAGGTGGCAATACAACTGGCGGCAGCAGGAGCAGAAAATATCACCATGTATGACCATGACACCATTGAAGAGGGCAATCTGGCATCGCAAGGCTGGCTTGAACAGGACATTGGTAAACACAAGGTCAATGTGGTGAAGGACATGATTTCCAGCATGAACAGCCAGGCCAAGGTTACGGCCAGGCCCTGCATGATTAACCAGCAGGTTTGGAATGCTGAAAAACGCAATATCAAGACACCAGATGTTGTGCTTTCCTGTATAGACTCCATCAAGGGAAGACAGGAGCTGTTCGAAACCTTCAAAGATGTCTGTATATTATTCGTAGACGGCAGAATGGGGGCTGAATCATGCCGCATTATTGCGGTTTCACAAAACAAGGAATATTACCCTACCACGCTTTTTTCACAGGAAGAAGCCTATGCAGCCCCATGCACCGCACGTTCTACCATCTATTGTGCCAACATTGAGGCGGGATTTATGGTGGCAATGGTAACGCGCTGGATGCGTACACTGAAAACCCACAAAACATGCGATTTTGTCCTGAATATACCGGCATACGCCCTGGATACCTTCGCATAGAAAGGTTCTATGGGAAGAAAAGAAATCCAATTCAGGCTTACAGACCAACAACGAAATGAAGCCGAACAATTCATGCCTATGGCTTACCACGCCATGAAGCACGCCGGATACAGGCTGTGTTATTCAGACCGCCAGGAATTACTGTCTGACCTGTATTACTCCATTTGCAGGCTCATGAAAAAATATAACCCGCAGAAGGGTACAAGAGGTTATATTTATGCACGCCTGCACAATTCATGCCGTGATTTTATGCGTAAAAGGTATGTAGCCAAAAAACACGGCTTTTACGCAAATGGTCACGATGCAGTGGATGACACACGAATCGACGAAACAGGCCTGTCAAAATGGTTAAACCAATGTTTAGCCAAGGAGACCTGGGAACAGGTTCTCCACGATGCACAATTAACAGGCAGGGAATTGGACATACTTATGCTTTATACCGTATACGAGTGGACATTCAAAGCCATCGGCAAAAAATACGGAACCAGTAGGTCCACCGCATTTTACCGTTTCAATAAAGCACTCACAAAAACAAGAGAAGCTGTTCTTAAAAACAGGGAAAACTATGAGGATTATTGGCTTAAAAACATAGCCTGATAATGGAGACAAACATGAAACGACAAAGCCCAATGAAACCGCCCAGTCCATCAGAAGTAACGTCCTACGCAAAAGAAATAGGGCTGGATTTGGACGGGGAGTATTTCTGTAATTACTATGAAATGCGCGGATGGGAGATTAAAAAGGGCTTGCGAATGAAAAATTGGCAGGCAGCGGTACGGTATTGGAAATCCCTCCGCAACCCGAAACCCAAGCTGACATTGATTGACAAAACCCATGAAATTATGAAGTCCATAGACAAGACCCGTTTAAGCGCTTCGGAGAGGTGAAGTGAGGAGGTGGCCGGCCACACACTGGCCACCTTTCTATAAAATTTCCACAGGAACTACGCTTAAACGGTCTGTGTGGCTGTATACCTTTTCAGTCAACAGGGAGGATGAATGCCCCAGCATTCGTGCAATGGACGCCAAAGGAAGGCCAGAAGCGGCTGCTTGATGTGTAAACAGATGCCTCATGGCATGAGCACAGCAGGCGATACCAGACTTTTCCGCCACCTTGGCAAACTGCTGTCTCAGGGCAAACCTGGTCAGCCGTTTACCGTCACTGGAAAGGAATACAAATTCACTTGGAGGGGACATTGAAGTCCTTTTCCCCAAAAGGGCCTTAAGTATCTCTAAAGCAACAGCGTTTAAGGGTACTATGCGACGCTTAAGGCCTTTTCCGATTATCTGAAGGTGATTCTGCTCCAGAACCACCCAACCATAGTTTTCATCGTCTGTATTGCAGGGCCGCCACCGTAAATTGCAAAATTCGGAAGCCCTTAAGCCTGTATTGGCCAAAAACAAGGCTCTCTGCCTGAACATCTCATTTCCAGCCAGCAGGATTGACCTGAACTGCTCCAGTGACAAGTACCGGTCAACAGGCGGTCTTTCGCGAAGCAGAGACATTCCTTGAATTGGATTACAAAACCCAAATTCACCCGCAGCCCATTTGAAATAGGACAGTATGGCTGTCAATCTTGAGTTAATGGTTCGATTAGACACCGTTTGTCTGGTAATCCAGGACCGAACAAGCTCTTTGGAAATCATGTTGACCGGAACGGGCAGTTGCTTAAAAAACCCACCATGCACACTCCGGTATAATTTTTGTGTATTTTTTGAAAATCTTGACAAATATATTGCATATTTAGCACTCTCTGGCTCGTATAATATAGTGTGTGCCTTTCTGGTTTTCTTATACTCTTCCTGAGCCATAAATTCACAGGCAAGTGTTTTGCTGTCAAACGTCCTTGAACTTCTTTGCAATTTATGACACCAATATACTTTCCATTTTTTACCAGCACGTACAAGCGAAGCCATGACATGTCTCCAAAAATTACACCAAAATTTACACCAGATTGCCTATCTTACCATCTCGATATTACATCAAATACCGGGCATAAATCCAGTGTAAACAAGAACATACCACACATAGCGGGCGATGGGAATCGAACCCACATGACCAGCTTGGAAGATTTGCAATCCACACGTTTCATGGTGCTATATATACTACAAACGCTACAATTTGTCAAGTTTTTTTATCTAAATTAACAAAAATTTTACCCAATCTGCATAATTGTTAAAGGCGATTACACCAGATTTACACCAGAGATACCATATTCGGACGGAGAACCAGATGCGATGGATCAGAACAACAAAAGCCAATCCATGTAAAATCTGCGGCAGAACAAAATGGTGCTGTGTTTTGCCTAACGGAGACACCCTGTGCACCAAAGTATCTTCGCGCATACCATTGCATTCACAGAGCGGAGATTTGCTGGGGTATGTCCACGGAAGCGGGAAACTCATCCCTGAGTTACCAGTAATGCGCAGAAAGCCAGCAAAAACCAAAAACGCGGAAATGAACTGGCTGGCATTCAAATACAGGAACAACCTCACCAGCAAACGCCTTCAATGGCTTTCCAATGACCTGTCTATCAGCCAGGAATCACTAATTCGCCTTGGAGTGGGGCACGACAACAATCAATGCTATTCGTTTCCAATGCGCAATGCCAACGACCTGATTGTGGGTATACGGCTTAGAAACAAACAGGGACAGAAGTTTTCAGTAACAGGAAGCCAGCAGGGTTTGTTTATTCCAGACGGAATACGGCCACTAATAAACAATACCCTGTATATTTGCGAAGGCCCTACCGATTGCGGAGCCCTTTTAGACCTTGGGTTGTCTGCGATAGGCCGTCCAAACGCCACCTCGTGCGTGCAGATGACCATAGACTATATACCTGCGGAATGCCGCGTAATCCTGGTAGCAGACAACGACCCGATCGAAATCATGGAAAACGGAGGAATTCATGCCCCAGGGATGTTCGGCTCGTTAGAATTAGCACGGAATCTCTTGCAAAAAATCAACAAAGTAGGTATCTTAATGCCAAAACCGTACAAAGACGCGAGAGACTTCCTGAAAAGCGGTAAGACACTGGGGGATTTTCAAGCCTTAGAACAAGCCGGTACAACCTGGCTTTCTAATGATTAACTTTACACGGAGAGATGATGGAACAATCTACGGTTTATCTTATCATAAAATCGGTGGCGGAGTATTACAGCAGACAATTTCCGCAATATGAAGCGGAAGAACTGGCCTCTGAAGTATACAGCCACCCCAGACTTTACAGCATTGACTGTCAAGATGTATTGCGCTCATTCGCAGCCAGCCGAATCATAGATTTCCTGCGCAAAGAAAAGGCTTGGACGGACTTCAAGGCAAATGTCAGTCCCAAACCTGAAGTATTGCACAGTCACTTCTATTTTTCAGATATCAAGGATGAAGTGGAGTTCCTTTTGAATAAAATCAAGGAATATCACCGCACCATCAATAGAATGTTTTATTGGGAAAACATGACCTATAACCACATTGCGGAACTTCTGGACAAGCATTTCTCATCAGTTCTCCGCGCTCACCAAAAATCTATCCAAAGAATGAGGGAGGTTTCGCGTGAGAGAGCAGGATAAAATAGCCGTAGAAGCCGAGGAAATGCTGTTAGGTTCCATGATACTGGAGCCCGACAAAGCAGTTGCTCTGATGCCCAAAATCCACGAAGAGCTTTTCACTTCCACAGACCGCATAAATATCTTTCGCGGAATCAAAGAATGCCTTTCTCAGTGCGGAAAAGTCAACCTGGTAATCCTCCGCAATAAACTGGCTGAACAGAATGCCCTTGAAGGTTCTGGGGGCGCCGTTAATCTGGCCAGGATTACCCAGGACACCAAATCTCCACAAGACATAGAGAACTACCTTGAAATCTGCAGCCACAGGCATGAAGACCGTATGGCGGCCAAGATATGCCAGACCATGCAAAGCAAGCTGGCAAAAAACATACCAGGCAGGGAAATCATAGCCCAGACAGAACAGGACATTGTCCGCGCAATCAATTCCTGCAAAGATTCTGGCGTGGTATGTATATCCGATATAGTAGATTCCATAGAATTCAGCCTGGGTCGCTATATCCCAACAGGATTTCCATCCATCGACGACGCCATATATGGTGCCGGCGCCGGCGATATGATCGTAGTAGCCGGAAGACCCCAGTCAGGCAAATCCTGCCTATTGCTGAACATCGCGTCAAACATGTCAGGCGCTGGAATACCAATTGCCCTGTTTTCACTGGAAATGACCACAAGCCAGTACACGCAACGTCTATTGTGCTCTAAAGCCAAGATAAACTTCCGTGAAGCCATACATGGCCGGTTGACAGGGGAGCATAAAGCCTCGCTGGAGATGGCCAGGCGATGGATTAAGGAGTCGAAACTGTACATTGACGACCATTCCTTTCTGTCCCCGCAATATCTCCGTTTCAAGTTAATGCAGTTGAAAAACAGGTACGGAATACAGGTTTGTTTCATTGACTATCTGCAGTTAATGCAAACCGACAATTTCAACAGCCTGTATGAAAAGGCCACAGAAATCTCCAAAACAATCAAGTCGATGGCTCTGGAACTGCAGATGCCGATTATCACGGCAGCACAATTAAACAGGGAATGCGACAAAAGAGAAGATGGCAGACCGCGGATAAGTGATTTGAGGGATTCAGGTTCTGTAGAACAAGACGCCGATATAATTTTGCTGATCCACAGACCTGGATTATCCACAAACACCGACACATCGGAATGCGAAATCATTGTGGGGAAAAACCGCAGAGGGGAGCGTCCCGTCTGTAAAATGCACTTTGTACCGCAATATACCACTTTTGTAGAACAATAGGAGTTGATATTATGCTGTTTACCGATGAATTCCGTAGAAGTATGGCCATGTACTTGATAGTTGGTGGTGCTGGAGTGGCAGTAATAATGCCGGCATCAAGTCTGTTTTTCCTCGGCGCCCTTGTCTTACTGATGCTGGACGAAGACGTTGCCAGAAAAGGATAACTATGATTATAAAAAATCGCTTGCAATACTGCCCGCCGGCCATAATGCTCGCGGCATCCAATACACTCCAAAAACCTCAACCAAACATCTTCCGCGTTACAGAACTAATAGATTCTCCTTTAATAAAGAGGCTGTTAATCGAACACTGGGATCGCACAACTGTAGACGTGGACCAGCTAATTGAGGCCCTGGATGGAACAGCATGGCACGAATTCCTCATGCAGCATGCACCCAAAGACACCTATGCCGAAATTCCATTCCAGTTTGAAGTCAACGGGGTGACAATTAAAGGCACGCCAGACTTCTACCAGCCGAATGAAAAAATACTGGCGGATTACAAGAAAATCAAGTCTTACAAGTATGTCAAAAAGGATTTCCTTAAATTTGAACAGCAATTAAACCTGTACGCATACTTCCTTGAGGCAAAAGGAATGCCGGTGGAACGCATACAGGTCTTTGCCCATATCAAGGACTGGAGCCGATACAGCGCTTTTCAGTCCAAAGATTACCCCCAGAGCCGGAATGTCAATATCAACATTCCAAGATGGAACAAGGATGACACGGAAGAATACATACGCGAACGGATTCGCGTCCATCTTGGGAGCACCACGGAGTGTACGCCTGAAGAAAGATGGCAAAAAGAACCCACGTTTGCAGTACGCAAGCATGGCGCCAAAAGAGCAATGAAAGTGGAAGAAACTCTGTGGGAAGCACAAGCTTGGGCTGCAGGGAAAAACCTTGACCCCAATTCATATACTATTGAAACACGACCCGGTGAATGTGTCCGGTGTGCGGAAAACTGGTGCCTGGTCGCAAACCACTGCCCATATTGGCAGGCACAATTAGAACAGCAAAGGAGCTCAAATGGAAGCAATTCTCAAATTTCAGTTGCCTGAAGAACAAGAAGAGTATGAAATTACTTGTAGAGCGCGTGACTATCACGGCGTATTGTGGGATGTCGACAACATCCTGCGAAACTACCTGAAATATGGCCATAAATTCAAAGATGCCGATGAGGCTCTTGAAGACATACGCAGCCAAATAACACAGCGCATTGACCTGGTATGACCTGGCTTTGGAGGAGCATATGATACCTTTTCCAGACAAGAAGTACAAAATAATCTACGCTGACCCGCCGTGGGAGTATAACGACCCAAAGGGTAATGACCCTGCTATGGGAGGCATTACTTATCCTACTATGTCCAATGGCGATATATGTTCTTTACCTGTGAAAGATATTGCAGACAATGATTGCGGTTTGTTTATGTGGGCTACAGTGCCTAAATTGAAAGAAGCGTTTGTTGAGGACTAAAACTATGATTATATTAAAATGGCTAATTTTCTTTGTTGTATATCCAATCTACAAAATATGCCAATTCTTCTCAGATGCAACATATACGATAGGATGGATTCGTGAAAGACCGTGGATTTTAAAGATATGGTTGATCGCTGGCATTAAAAAGATTTGCAACACAATCAACTCTGACCCCTGGGTAGGAAAATTAAAATGAAAACACAATTAGAAATTAAAATCAGCCTGCCCAACAGCCGGGCGTTCCGGCTAACCCAACGAAGCCAATAGTTCAATCGTTGTCACTGGTTAATCACATAACTGGGCTGGCTGATTATTATAACGAGGTGAAAAATGAAAATAAATGATTACATCAAAAGAATCAAAAAATTAGACGCCTGCGGGGAAGCATTAAAGGACGCCTTGAATTACGAGACATCAGAGGCGTTATGGGCAGACTGCAAACGCGGAGATTGGATGTTATGGCTATTGCGAAGAGTTTTGGACCTCAGCGACGACGCTATGCTAAGGAAATTAACGCTCGCAAAGGCGCGATGTGCAAAACTCGTTATCCATTTAATGAAAGATGAGCGAAGTCGCAAGGCGGTTGATGTTGCGGAGCAGTTTGGTTTAGGAATTGCTTCCAGAGAGGATTTAAATGCCGCCGCCTACGCCGCCACCGCCGCCACCGTCGCCGCCACCTACGCCGCCGCCGCCGTCGCCGCCGCCGCCACCGTCGCCGCCACCTACGCCACCGCCGCCGACGCCGCCGCCTACGCCGCCTACGCCGACGCCGCCGCCACCTACGCCACCGACGCCGAACGAAAAGATATACTGAGTAAATGTGCAGATATTGTAAGAGACGTTTTTCCTGATATTAATGTTTATTTGGGCTTGTAACTGGGCTGGCTGATTATTATGAGAGGTGAAGCCATGAAATTCGGAATATATATTTGCGAAATGTGTGGTAGAGATTATGAATCAGGAGAGTCGAATGAGATTAAACTAAAGACAAAAATAGACACACTGGATTCATACGAAAATCCTAATTGGATTTGCCAATTTTGTGGGCATGACAATAACCCTGCACCTGGAAGGTGTAGTGTTTTCGCAAGGCGAATAGCTAAAAACTGTACTGAGAGGTGAAGCATGAAAAACTATAAATCTATCCGCAAGACCCTGAACACTTTTGACATCGTGTGCTGCGAGCATAAAGATTTGTTCTGGAAGCTGATAGGCCATACGGCGATGGTTGTCAGGGATAAAGAAAAAGATATAAATATGGTATGGCAATCGACTACACAGTATGCCAATCAGAAGGGGACAAGCCTATCGTTCTTCAATGAATGGCTGGACCAATACCCCGGCAAGGTTTATATACGCAAGGTGATTATGCCGGATGCTATGCGGGAAGATGCCGAGATAATGCTGGATGCGTATATCAAGAAGTACCGCGATAGGCCATACCCCAACCTGCACTCACTCTACGGTCTGCGGTATATGTATAACATCGTAGTCGATTGGTTACCCTGGACAGAGAATAAGCCAGAACCGATAAACGATGCAAGGTGTTGTTCCGACCGGATAGCACATACCCTGCAAACCTGCGGGTTGCTATCCGAAAATATGAATCCATCAGAGCAAGAGCCGGATAATTTCCGTGATTATGTACCATTCCACAAGCCGGTTGATTACTATTGCAATCCGGGTGTGATAATAATGCCAGAGGTGAGGATAAAGTAAAGGAGATTAAATGAAACTGAACTGGAACGCAATCGCCGTGTTGTTTTACTGTATCATCGTTTGGCTGGCGGTACTGTTTCTGTCTGGATGTACGACCGCAACAATGACCTTCCCCGATGGCAGGCATTTTAGCTACCACAGCAATATCTTTGATAAGAAATTCTCCGAGATGACCTTTTACCCAGACGGTAGTTTCTGCTTAGTAGGGTATCAATCCGACGCAACATCGGCCATTAAACTGGCCGAGACAGCGATAATGGCAATTAAATAACAAACGGTTGGCGGTGGCGGAAGATAGACGCAGCATGTTAGGGCTGAAATAAGCCGTGCTTGGAACAAAGCTCCATGCTTCCAGACGTGGTTGCAGGTATCGATTCCTGCCCGCCAGTATAATTTTAATTGGAGAATGAAAATGAGTGACGGAGATAGCAGAATTTACGAGGCGAGAATGACAGAGAATAAAGAGATGTGTGCCCAAAATATGCTTGCCGAGGAAATCGTCTCTTTGCACAAAACTATTAAAGACCTCCGCAAACAGCTTGCTGAAGCCGACAAAGAGATAAAATCACTAAAAGCCGAAAATAATCGCAAGCAAGAGATAATTGACATGGCCGCAAAGTATCTAAGGCCTTTTAATGGAACGGCGGAGGATGTGGCGGGATTTAATTATGAAAGTGAGGACAAGAAATGATAATTAAACCGTTTGATTTTAGTAAAGTAAGAAGGTGGTATGCTTGGTATCCTGTTGAGGTAAAAACCGGCGAGATAGTGTGGCTTGAATATGTTTCATGTGCTTATATCGAGGACGCCTTTGGTGATTACAAGAGAATTTATTCGTTACTCGAAGAAAGCGAGGATAAAAAATGACAAAAGACGAACAAGATAAATTGTTGCAAAATATATCAAACGAGATAGGAAACCTGTCTTTAGGTTTCTGGATATTCGGTTTTATATTTATGCTTTTTGCCATAAAGAGCTGTACAAACACTGCTCATGCCTTTATGCCGACAGTAAACAGTAAAAGAGTGGAATACGGATATTATGAACCTCCATACTGGCTTGGCCTGTCTGTTCCGCCGAATGAATACAAATGGATAGATGTTTTTCAAGACAATCAAAGACTGTGTAGCTGGCAGGGAAATGGAACAGAATTCAAATTGTGCTATATAACCGACACAGCACCTGTCTATATCTACGACAATGGAAAACTGGCGGGAACAATGATACCAGAGCCTGCAACGATGATACTTGCAGCTATTGGTGTATTTTTTACAAAAACCTTAAGGCGGTCCACTGCAGGCAAAAATATGGACGGGGCGTGTTGTGCTAATAACGTTTAACGCACAACCTCCAGAACGAGCTTGGCCAGTACCTACCCCGGCAGGTAAGATTCAAGCTGGCTACTGCGGTGGACTACTTTTACCATTTACAAGAAAGGGGGACATGTGAAAGAAAAAATACCAAACTCAGGAAGCAAAGAGGCGGTCTCTTTGGGGTGTACGTGCCCTGTTTTAGATAACGGATATGGATCAGAACAGATAGGACAAACAAGAGGATTTTGGATTTCGCAGGGATGCCCTCTGCATAACGGGAGTAATGATGGACAAAGAACTAACAGAAAAACTCAAAGAAAGACACCCGCAAATAATGCAAGACCTGTGGGGAGACCCAAGAGTCACTTGCATGGCGTTCGGGGTTGAATGCGGAAACGGCTGGTATAACCTACTCGACGACCTGATGACGGCCTTAGAGGTCGAGGCCAACAGGAGTGGTGCTGAATCACCGCCAAGAGCGGTGCAAATCAAGGAAAAGTTTGGAATGTTACGGTTTTACATCGATGCCGGCACAGACAAGGAAAACGACATCATTGATGGTTTCGAAGCCTATTCAGGCCACGTATGCGAGGCTTGCGGCAAACCAGGACGGGTTAAAAGCTACCGTGGATGGCTTGCGGCCAGATGCGTAGACTGCGATGCCAAGTCAAGGGAGACAAAATGATTGAATTGATGGGAACTTTTGCAACACTACTGGCTATCACAGGCGTGGTACTGAACAACTATAAGTTATGGCCATGCTTTCTTTGCTGGCTTGTTTCCAACACCATTACAGGATGGATACATTACAGAACCCGCGTCTGGTCCCTGCTCGCCAGAGACATTGTATTTCTGGGGTTAGCGGTGTGGGGGCTCATATTATGGCTAAACTAAAAGGAGAGTTTTGAAAAGCCAGATACTACGTCATTGTAGTCAAATGAACGCAATTTGACAACGTATATATAGTAATCACTATTACGGTAACCCTTATTACGGGAGTTTTATGGATTTAAACAAACTGAAAGAGCCTATGCCTTATCAGTGGAAAGTCCAGGCTTTCTTTCCTGCTAAATCAGAGGAAAAGACGAGTTGTATCTGTGTCGGCTATGTGGATGCCAGACAGGTACAGGACCGACTGGACGAGGCGGTAGGACAGGAAAACTGGCAGTGCACATACCATGCTGCCAAAAACAGCCTTTTTTGCTCCATTGCGATTAAAGTGGGCGACGCGTGGATTACCAAAGAAGACTGTGGAGCGGAATCGGACATGGAAGCCGAAAAAGGTGAGGCATCCGATGCGTTCAAGCGTGCCGCTGTTAAATGGGGAATAGGCAGGTTTCTGTATGATTTACCCGAAATGCGGCTTGGAGTGGTCAAGAATGGCGCCAGGTATGTCCCGGCGGACGACAGGGGCAATAAACTGTTCAGCAAAGACCAATTGACTGAATACTGTCGCAATGTCGCGGAAGGCTCTACAAAGCCGGCCAAGACCGCCAAACCAAAGCCGGCTGACAAGCCAAAGTCGGAAAGTAAGCCCGACTTGCCAAAAATGACGCCGGAACAGACAGAGCGGATGCGGAAAATCTACAACTTTGTCCGCGACAATTATGCCAACGGTAAAAATATCAGCCCCAAAGACCTCGCCAAGGCAGTCTATGTTCTCTTGGGACACTGGCCGGATTCAGCGACAGACGAGGAAAAGGCGCTGAATACCATTCAGATTCAGGTTGCTCCAGACACGCCAGCAGCGGCATAACACGTACATAGAAGGGAAGCTTATTAACTTTTATGAACGGACTATATGGACACACCAGAGATTTTTGAAATCAGCAACGAAGATTTGGAAGCATTTGAAACAGCAGACCTCATGTCAGACAGTTTAATGATTGTAATCGGAGACACTATTATACAGGAGACCTTAAATGGCTAAGCGGTACAACATGATGCACCCCCGCAAAGACGAAACTGCGGGAAAAACGTATTGGGACCCCATCGGGGTGGTATTTGCCAACGGCGATATCCCCGAAGATGCAAAGATTTGGGGCAGACTGAACACCGGCTGTGAATTCAACGTATTTCCGGCCACGAAACCTGGAGCCACTGGCTCTGATTCCGAGTTTCAATAATGGCTAAAAAGCGACTGGGCTCACTGAAAAAGCGAGTCTGGAAGCTGTTCAGCCGTTATATACGCCTAAGAGACCGGCTTGTAACATCTAAAGGCAAGGTTTCTACCCGTTACGGTCGCTGTTGCTCGTGCGGTAGAAAATATGCCATAAAGAAGTTGCAGGCCGGCCACTTTATCCCTGGACGGAGAGGGCTTTTGCTCTTTCATATGCAGGGATGTCATTCTCAATGCTACGGCTGTAATATCATGCAAAAGGGTAACTGGCCTGGATATTATAAATTCATGGTCAAAAAATACGGTGTCGAGGTGATACATTACCTTCTTGATATGCACGACGTGTCGTTTCATTATTCGGAAGCCCTTTTGTTGAGGCTTGAAAAAAGACTAAAGAAGCTGATCAAAATCGAAGAGGCCCGGAAATGAATACCTATCGTTGCAAGTGCGGATTCAAGGCATTTGTAAATATCGGCTCACACCAATATCCCGAATATCTTTGCTATGCCTGCTTCCATGCACTTCGCAAACCTAAAACATCATCATGGCGCATGCCCACAGCGCTACAGACTATTTTAGAACAGGAGAAACAAGAACATGACAACCATATCAAATGAAGGTATAATCGCACCCTTCTCGTATACCAGCTATGGACAACAAAGCGTTGAAAACCCAACACCGGAAGAGATTGTCGTAGGCCCTACAGGCGGAAAACAGTCCAAAATTGATGAATGGCCTTCCGAGCTTCCCCCTGCGGCACTGCTGGCTGTTTCCAGAGTGATGCAGGAGGGAGCCAGGAAGTATGGCTCCAGAAACTGGCACAATATATCAGTAAAATCGGAATTGGATCATGCGCTCAGACACGCCTTGATTTTCATGCGTCTCAGCGAGTACAAATTGGGTTCAGGCGCGTGCGAACAGTATGATGCCGAAACCGGCAGATTCATGCTTGAGGAGCTTGCACACGCCGCCACACGAATGCTGATGGCGCTTGACCAGTTCATCCGCGCTGGTGAAGTGGGTCAATCGGAATAAACACTATTTTCGGAGAGATGATGAGTAGTAAGCGAATTCTGGTGTTATCTGACCTGCATTGCGGACATAGGTCAGGCTTAACACCTCCAACATACCAAAGCAAGGCAAACGGCAAACGCGGACAATGGAACAAGTTCGCAACCTTGCAATCCGAGCTTTGGCAATGGTACACCTCCACCATCCGCACTATAGGCCCCGTTGACCTGGTTATCGTAAACGGCGACTGCATAGACGGTGAAGGTTCCCGTTCAGGTGGCACGGAACTTATAGTACGTGACCGCATTGAACAGGCAGAAATGGCCAAAGAAGCCATTTCCGTTCCCAAGACAGGTGACTATGCCTTTACCTATGGTACACCATACCATACAGGGTGCAGTGAAGACATGGAAGACTTGGTGGCCAAAGAGTTTAAGGCCAAAATAGGGTCCCATGAATTTATCAAAATAGGCGGCAAGGTGTTAGATATAAAGCACCATTGCACATCTTCTTCTATGCCATACGGGGATTTGCATCAAATAGGTAGACAGATCATAGAAAACGGCTATTGGGCTTCCCGTAGTGAACAGCCTTTCGCGGACTTGGTAATCAGGTCGCACGTTCACAAATTCAGTCAATGCACTATCAGGCGGGGCAACAGCCTTGCCGGTGGTGTAATCACACCAGCTTTGCAGGGATATGGCTCCAAATACGGGGCCAGGAAGTGCAGCAGGCCTGTTGACGTGGGAATGCTGCTGATTACAATCCAGAATGGCGAAATTGTGGTACATCCATACTTTGCCTCTCTGGATTCGCTGAGGGCATCGTGATATGCCCGCATTGCAAAAAGGCGATTAAACTTGGAACTCCTTTACAGATAGAGGTTTACGATAAAGTATGCCTGAGAGGCCTGACACAGGAGCAGGCCGCGTCTGTCTTGGGTGTGTCACAACAAGCGGTTTCAAGGGCGTTAAGTCGCCTTTTCAAGATACACAAGCACCTGTTTAAGGGTGGTGCCTATAGACCAAAGATATAGAATTCTCCAAAATTTGTGGTTTTTGATACAACCTATCGCGGAAATTCCATAATTTTTATAACCGTTTATGTTGTAAAGATTTAGGGGTTTCCCGATAGGTTTTTTTATGTCACAAAGGTTGTAATCTGCCTTAATTATAGAAAGACATAGGCAGGTGCTGTAACCAAAGCGTACCTGTGCCGTGACGAACATACAGCGGCAAAAGAACGGTTAAGTAGTTTTCTGGTGTGACAGAGCGACATAAAGCTACGATAGGAACTCTTATATTACCTGCACCTATCCGTCGCGGGCTATGCAGACTATGACACCACAAAACGTATCGGGGCTAAGAGCAACCTGATGTTCACCCAAACAGACTATTAGGCTTTAAGTACTTTTCAGTACCCCCCTAATAACCTGCATAGGAGAGCTTCTATACACAAGGAGACGATAGCGTGAAATTCAATGCAGACCAGGTCCAGAAAGATATAGAAAAGTATGTTGCCAAGTTCAGTATCCCTGAAGACTGGAGAGACGACGCAATCCAGGAGGGGTGGGTAGCCTTTCTGGAAGGCAAGTCATTTAAAGAAGGTGTATTAAGGTATATACACGGAGAAAGGGAATATGAGCAACACTACAAAGCGGAAGTATAACTGTTTTTTAAATAGAGACACTCACACGATGACTACGGGACACTCATGGAACTAAAGATGTTTCTTACTTTGATTGGACAATATGGTTTACCGATAGCACTGGTTGTTTACTTTGTTTGGCGGGATTATGTCAGGGAACAGAGAGCAGTTATGAAAGAAGCTGAACTAATCTCCCATATACAGTCTCTGGAAGCAGAAATGCGTCAACTGTTAATAGAGATGGTTAATAAAACAACTGGTTTGATTATGACCAATCACGAAATAATGAAAGACTTTGCTTCGATTATGACCATCCGGCCATGTCTTGCAGACGAACTGGCCAAGAAAATGGTCAAAGAGGCAATGGAATTAGCTAAAGAAAATAATAAGAAATAAGACGGGAATACCGGAAGCACGTAAAAAAAGGTGTAAGTATCATAAGTTCTTTTATTATAATCACTTACACCACGAGGCCGACGGGGATCGAACCCGCAACCTTCGGATCGACAATCCGAAAACCACATATCATAAATCCGTGTCAAGCACAAAATACGCATTATTTTCATAAAATCATCATTTTTTATTGGTTGCTATCGACATAATAGTTGCCTTCGTTGCCTTGCGTGGTGATATATCGGTGATATGCAAACAGGTGTAAAACGGGGTGTATAATGGCGACTTTGATTGATTGTTTTGATTGTTTTTGGAGTATAACCATGAATCGTATTCTATTCGTTTTGGTGTTAGCGATGTTACTGATGGCGGGGATGGGTTGGTGCCGTGATGGCAAAGTTGATTTACTCAATCGCTCAACGTCAGTTTTTGACCGGGAATCTATAGCTTTTTTAAATGGTACTCAATATGACGCAGATAGAAGGAGAACCGAAACAAGGGAGATACCAGCCGAATCAACTGTAACATTACCTATCGCAGAGCCAGTAACTGGAGTAGGTGATATACATATTGGTGTAACATGGAATATGAATAACGTGCTTTACGCTACCGGCTATGACTCCGTCGGCGGTTTATATAGCTCCACAGATGGTGTGACGTGGACACAAGTTCTTGCTCCAGGTTCCGCAGGAGGTCAATCTGGAACCATTGTAAGAATATATAGCTCGTCCTCCGGGGCATTATTTGTACAGAAGGGTGCATATCTGTTTAGAAGTACAAATCCAGCTTGGTTCACAAATGCTAACGCAAACTCAGGTAACCCAGCTAATTCAGTCCTAACCTTAGACGCAAATTCTTTTATTGAATATTGGAATTGGCATCAGAACGCTGCTGGCGTGATTATGGTTGGGCAATACCTCACGGCGGGCACTGGCTTAAAGATATGGCGTTCAATAGACGATGGAGCAACCTTTGATTTAGTTTACACTAATCCTGCTGCGGCGGATACAGCCAAATCCGACGGTATTCGACATTCACACCGTGTTTATTATCATGAGACTTTAGGTAAATGGGTAGTCGCTTGGGGCGACGGAGCAGGGACTAACATGACATCCATTTCTGATACAGGAGATACGTGGACTGATTTATACGCTCAGGGGGAGGGGCATTTCCAGCCTGTTGATTTGTATGATTACGGCCATGCGACAAAATTACTTTATGGTGCCGATATGCCGGGCATTATTGGTACGGTTGATTTATCATCCAAAGCAAGGGAGAATCTGTTCACTGGAAGCAGTACTGTTTTTAATGCAGCCAATACAAGCTCATACGGGAAATACTGCTTTGCTATTACAAAATACAATGGAATTATATATTTTGGGCTATTTGACCCTCCTGAGAATATAGCGTCAAATGCAAGACACGCCCAGATATGGGCTACAACTGATTTGGTTAATTTTTATCCTGTTTATAGTTTTGGCTCAAATGAATGCGGGGTTGTTCGTTTTCTTGGCGGCGTCGGCGGGAAACTGCACATGGTTGTCTCTGATAGTGCGGGCAAAGTATCACACGCTTATATGACTACTCCGACTAAAAAGACGGTAACAGGTCTTGCGATAGACCCGGCAACAACGAACCTGATGAACGCCGACCAGTCTTCGTACGAGACTACAGCCTCAACTTGGGATGATTCTTTTAATGCCGCAACAATCGCCAGAAGTACGGCAGATAAACTGCATGGTACGGCCAGTGTAAAGTATAGTGGGATTGAAAGTTATGAGTCTGGCGTTTATGCAACCAGTCCTGCGTACGTGGATTATACGGCTGGAACCAAATACAGTCTGCAACTGTCCGCCAAAGGAATAGATTATGTCCCGTTTTCAATGCGGTTTTTGGGTGTTGGCGGTACAAGCCCGTATAACAACCCAATCTATGATTGTTTGCCAACTTCAAAATGGGCAACTTTCTTTACAAAATCCGTTACCGCCCCTGCATCCGCAGATTATATACGCATAGATTTTATGCCGCAGGGAAGTGCCGCCGTTGGCGCTGTTTCTGCTGCGACAGACACATTTACCTATACTGCCACAAGCGGATACCACTTTAATACCGGTGAGGCAATAAAGATATTTGCTACAACAACAATGCCGACCTATGCGACAGCGACTTCGTTTGTTGCTGGGACTACTTATTATGCCAGAGATATGAGTACGGCAGGGTCAACCGGAACATTTAAAATAGCCCTGACCGCAGACGGCGAGGCATTGGATATTGATGGCGAGGGTGCGGGAAACATTTATGTTTGCAGGGCAGGCTCAACGGGTTTTACGGCTGGGTTTTACATTGATTGCATGCAGGTAGAAGCCGGGCCTCCTACCCGATGGCAGGTTGGCGGAACCGCAAGGGCTTATGAATCTTTAAGTAATACCATTGCGTTTGACGAGATATGGACTAACAAATTTACAATCAGTCCTTATCCTCCCTATCATGCTTACGCAAATGATTTTGACGAACAGTATATTAAATCTTACTGGCTTGATGCGAATAACTACATTAACGTCTATTGGGATTCAGGCGACCTTAAATTCTACGTTTCTGTCGTCAATGCCGGTGCTGCGGCGGTGACTTATGCATCTGCTAAAACATATAAATTTTCAGCAAATGATTTGTTCCGATTTGCTTTAATATATGATGGCTCATCGCTGAGCCTGCACATCGACAGCAATGGACAAAGAGAAGTCATATCTTGTACTGCTGCCTATTCGTGGCTGAGGCGTTTGGCCGGTACCAAGACAGGCAATTACGCCGGAAATGCCGTAATGAGCATGACCTTGCTTGAGGATGATTATTACCCTAACCGAATCAGCCTTATTGGCGATACGATTATAAGCGACACGGCGGAAACTGATATTGGAACAGGTTCCGGCAAATCCACCCCCTTCGGCCCTGGCGGCGAAGTATTTGGAAACTAACTATGAGACTCTTAATATGACTAATACTAACTTCATCTTGCTTTGCTCTCAGGGCAGATATAAACAACGATGGCAGAGTGGATTTACTCAACCTGTCGATAATGGCCGAAGAATGGCTGATGGAGGAGAGTATGAGTTATCCTAACACAATAGTATTAACGAGCTCAGACGCTGTTCCGTCTTATCCAATAGACAAGATTCTTAATTATTATGCTTCTTTACCATCTCCATCTTTTGCAGAGGGTTATTGTACATCTGAGTATCCAACGAGCCCTCATGTAACGATAACATGGGACACAGATCACTGGGCTCTTCTGTATAATGATGGAGTAGATAACTATATATGGAAAAGACGTAACGCTGACCCTGTTGGCGACTATGAAGCAGCATTAACCACAACGGGCACAATAACAGTAACAGAATATATTTCAGGAACTAAAGAAATGGCACATTTTATTTACTATGGTAATTACTCAGGAACCAATAAGTGTTACCGTCTGAATCGTCTGAGTGACGAAAAGGTCTGGGATCGCAACGCCGGAGCCTTGGCAGGAAACACGGCAGTAGACGGGGCAGACTTTGCTAATGGCAATGTCGCAATTACCTACACAGAGGGTCTTTGTGGTTATCCAGTCACTTTGCCAGCAGCCCTGCCAGACGGAGAATACGACATTATATTCTTTGATGCCCTGTATACGGCAGCAACGGCAGCCGACAGAGTGGATGGATGGGGCTTTAAATGGCATCACAATAACGTGTATGCTCCAAAAGAAAAGTTAATTGACCGAGTAGGTTAATATGCCAGCAAAAGAAGACCCCAATACACTCAAACTCAGAGACCTTGAAGTGTTTCAGGCCCATGAAATCCAGAACAAAACACTGGCTCAGACAGCACAGGAGGTTGGAGTTTCTGTAGACACGGTCAAGCGCATCAAAAAGAAACCAGCTTACAGAGACCTGAGCCTTGACGCATTGGAACGGTACAATCATGGCATTGACATCCACGTTAAAGCCCTGATAGAGAAAACAAAGGCGCAAAAGTGTATAGTGATGGGTACGACTCATTGGTATGAGGACGATAACCCAACACAGATGAAGGCTCTAGATGCTATCACAGATATTTACGGAATTAGAGCACCAAGGCACATCGAGCTGTCCGGCAATCTTACCAGTGCATCAGATGAGGAATTATTTGGTGAAATTGAAGACGCTGTGCAGTCAACCGGATTGGTTCCAAAAGCCGGAAAACAAAGCGATGGCCCGGCAGATTCTGGAGATGTCCAGGGAACCATTCTATAGGTTTGAACCGTATTACCGGCGTTCAGATGGCAAGCCGGGCTGGCAATGGGATTTCCTTCAGGCAGCCGGAGAATACAAAGGCAGAGTAGCGCTGGGTTCCAACCGCATCGGAAAGTCAGAGATGGGCGCCTATGAGTGTTGCCTTGCGATAACAGGCAAACACCCTTATCGGAAGTTTCCGGCGTCAGGCACGGGATGGATTGTGGGTCTTGACAATCCTATGCTCCGCGACATTGACAGGCCCATGTTCGAGAAGTTCCTGCCATCAAGGTTTAAGACCAAGTTTTACAAGCAGGACAATTTGTGGATTTGTCATGGTGATGGGCGGGAATGGAAGGTTATCTTTAAGTCCACAGAAATGGGCACAGATAAGTTTCAGGGCGCCAAGATTGACTGGGTCTGGATAGACGAGGAGCCGAAGAATACGGATATCTTCTCTGAAATCGAGGCCCGCCTGGTGGACTCAAGAGGGGTCTGGTGGATGACAGCCACGCCAGTGCGTGGAACAGCATGGCTCAAGGCGCTGTCGGAACGATGGGATGTATACAGAACATTTGCGGGTATGCGAGAGAATCCGTATATTCCGCTGGATGCCGTAGAGGCATTTGCCAAGACATTGCCGGAAGACGAACGACTGGTTCGTATTGAAGGCGAATATATTATTTTTGGTGGCAACCCTGTTTTTGACAGGACAATACTGAGAAAACTCAAAGAGGCCATCGAGGCGGGATTTGAAAGCGCTGATTGTGGCATATTACAGAGAGTAGCCTAATGCAGATTGATTTCATTCCTGTCCCTGATGGTCCTTTCAGCATATGGAATAAACCGGAGGCCGGCGAGGAGTATGTCATTGGTATTGACACGGCCACGGGAGTAGGCGGCGACTACACGGTCATGGAAGTCTTTACCAGAACCATGCCGTTCAAGCAGGCAGCAAGATTCCGGGCGAAATGTTCGGTTTTGGATGCCGGCAGCTATGCCAACCTGTTAGGAAGATATTACAACAACGCCCTGATTATATGCGAAACCAATTATCCGGGCAACGCGGTTCAGGATGCCCTGATTCAGGTGCACCAATACCCCTGGTGCTATCAAGCTGAACAGCATCTGGACGAAAGCCCGAATGTTTCCACCAAGTTTGGTTTCCAGACCACACAGGCCAGCAAATGGCTTTTAATCAGGGAGTTCCAGTCGGTCCTCAAGAATAACGAGGTTGTGATACAGTGCTTAGACACGGTAGATGAGCTGGGCAACTATGTCTACATTGAGGACAAGACAAAGACTGGTGCGGCACAGGGATTGAATGACGACGATGTGATAGCCACAATGCTGGCTATCCACGGATGCCTGATATGGCCAAAAAGCAAGCGCGAGGCAAGAGCTTTGAAACCATCCAAGGTTAATCTTCAGCATAAAGCCATGATGGACAAGTTAATGCAGTCCATACGTGAGCCCCAAGAAGAGAAAGTAGTTATAGCGTAAGGAGCTTATGAAAGCGCGATTTAATGTAATCAGCGGAGCAAGACATGAGTGTACACTGTGCGGAGAACGAGGCGACAGTGTGTTTTTGGATTCCTATTCGCCATGGAAATACAGGGCGTATGTGTGTTACGGCTGTATCAGAAAAAGTGTGGAAGAAGCATTATTCCCGCCAGCCAAAGTGGAACCCGCACAAGACGAACCCGCGAAAGAGGTAGAAGATGCTGCAGCAAAAAAACGCAAAAAACGTTAAATGCCCCAAGTGCTACCGGCTCTTGTGTAAACGCATTCCAGTAACCCTGGAAGGTGATGAGGGGTGGCTTGTGCATGTCAAGCATCGCGGTATGGAGCTTTACATGTATGACGCCACAATAACCTGCCCAGCTTGCAGAAGCCGCGTCAGAGTTAATGGAGCCGAGGGTATTATAGGGCGACAGACCAACACTTATGCCGGAAACTAATCTAAACCCAGAAATGTCACCTGCCGACAAGCAAATGGCAGACCTGATAGACAAGAAGGTAACGTCCTTCAATGACTTCAGGCGTGCCGCGTCTATTGAGATTCGGGCCAACATCGCCTATCTGTGCGGATTTCAGAACATCCAGATTCTGAACAACCAGATACAGCAGTTACCTGAATCATACCAGACGCCAGTGGTAGCCAACCGGATACTGCCGGCGGTGGTTAATGATATTGCCACGGCAAGCCGTGCCATGCCTAAGTTTGACATTGTACCGACCAGTACAGACGAAGCCGACAAGGCCACAGCCAAGGCGTGTGATAAAATCCTTCCTTATCTGCAGAGAATAAACGGACAAGATTTTTCCAGAAAAGCGTGTGTGTTGTGGTATGACATAGCCGGCATTGGCTGGCGCAAAGTTTGGTGGGACCAGTATTATAGAGTAACAGGCAACAATACATTCCCCGAAGACCCGAATTTTGACCCAAGTCGCCCGCCTTTTGACCCGGATTTCCAGGGTGAAGCTATTGTAGAACATATTCCGAATACGGAAATGGTGTTTGATTGGCGGACCAAGGACCTCAGAAGGCTTGAATGGGTTATCCATCACAAGAAAATAACAGTTGGAGAGGTTAGAAAGCTATATGGTCAGGAACTGGCAGAGAAAGTAGGCCATGACGATATAGGCAATGATTACAACCCAGGCTCGTTTGAACTGGATATTCTATCTGATTTCTCCACTTTAACTGAACGTATTGCACCAATGACCCCGTCTAATGGGGGGCGCACAGGCCAGGAATTGCTGGAAGACAAACTTGTGGACTATTATGAGTTCTGGCATGTCCGCAATAAGAATATGCCTTTGGGGGCATACGCAGTAAAGATAGGCACTGAGATAGCTGTGAACCAGCCATATCCGATCGAAACCTATCCGCATGGCGATTTGCCATTTGTACCGGCTTCACCAATACCCTTATCTGGGGTTACGGTGCGGTCTATATCCAGAATCTCGCAGGCCAGGCCGCTGCAGAGAGAATACAACCGGCTCAGGAGTATGATTCTGGACAACATTGACGCGGTAGGAAACAGCGTCATTATGGTGCAACGGAATTCCAAGATTAACTTTAAGAAGATTGACAACCGCGCCGGCAATATCATTGAGTATGATGGCACTTTTAAGCCAACCAGAGAACCGGGCGTTCCTATCTCGTCAGCCATATTTGCCTACATGGACGAGGTGAAGCGGAGCATTGACGAGGTTTTCAGCTTCCCGGAACCATCGCGGGGTATCAGGCCGACAGGTGTGGACTCTGCCAAAGGCCTCCTGGCACTCCAGGACGCGGCACAACAGCAGTTCGGTCCCATGATAGATGGGTTAGATGCGGCAGACGAAAAGGTCGTACATCAACTCCTGTCGCTTGCTGTGGCCAACTACGGAACGCGGTTGATTTCAGTGGTAGGCAAAGACAATGCCTGGACACTGGAAAAGATAGATTCAAACGAACTGCATGGCAAGTTCAGCGTTACGGTGCGAATGGGGAGCTCTATGCCGACCAGTAAAGCCGTAGAGGCTGACAAGACATTTGCACTGTGGCAGTCAGGCATTCTGGGCGACCCAGCAAGCCCGCAGGTACGCAACTATGTCTTGAAGCAGATGGATGTTGGCGGAATTGATAATATCCTGCAGTTAAACTCGAAACACGTGGCATTTGCCCAAAAAGAGTTTATCAACGCCGAAAGCATTGTACAGCGGATTCCGTCCACAAAGGGCGTTCCGTTTGAGATGATAGCCGATGACTTGGCGCAGAACATCTTTGTTCCGCCGCCGAATGTCTTTGATATTCATGAAGTCCATATTGAGGAGCACACCAACTTCCTCTTGGATAAGTACTGGGAATATATTGGTACGGGTGAGGTTCAGTGGAAGATACTGGCCGATGCCATGCTGATGCACATTCAAATGCACAGCAATATCATTTCCCAGACCCAGGCGGCCAGCGGTCAGCAGATGACCCAGATGGAAGCCTTCCAACGTGGAAACACTATGGAACAGATTCTGGCTAAACAGACCGCACAGTTACAGCAGGTGCAGGCGGATGTAGCCATAGCAAAAATACAGTCTGACGAGCAGAAGTCACAGAACAAAGCCGCAGACTAAGCAATAACCCAAGGAGACAGAATGGAAAATGAAGCTGGCATAAACACTGGCGCAGGTGCGACCGGTGCAGTCCAAGCAGACTACACGGCAAATCAGGGCGGACTTCCGACCACTGAGCCGGCAACTGCGGCGCCTCAGACCGTAGACAATGGCAAAGCTGCCCGTCTTGAGCAGGAAATCGCAAAGTATAACAAGGCCCTCAAGACACTGGGCATCGACCCGGAAAGTGATGTCGTCGACAAGATCAACCGAGGACTCATGAACTGGGACGAAGTGTTAAATCGTCAACCGCAACCACAAAGACAATCCGAACCTCCCAGACGAGCATCAGAAAGACTGGCTGGTGTGTATCAGAAAGTCAGCACTGCCGATCCTACGGCGGATGACTTCAAAGAAGCACTGGCGGTCATGGTGGACGCAATACGGGAACAAGAGGTCAAGGAGTCGGCACAGAGCACACAGCAGATTGTCTCAGCTGTCAAGAGTTCTGTGCAGAGCGTGATTAGCAATGACGCGTTACACAAGCAGTTGCCGCCTGATTTGGCCGAGTTAGAAAAAGACATCTTCTACAGTTCAACGGACCATTTTGTCAGTAGTGAGGCGTTTCGGTCGCAGAATCCCAACAGGTTTTTCACTCCCGAAATGTATAAGTACTACGCAGAAATGAATGTCCCAAGGTATAACCGACTGAGAGATGCCTACATCGAACTTGGACGAAAACAGGAACGCGAGGCCTTAACGAACTCGAAACCTAACAACCAAACCAATGTGGTTCCGATTTCAGCAGGCACTGGCAATTCACCTGCTATACCCGCAGGCCTTCCCATCACCAAAGACAACATGAGGGCGAGGGCAGCGGCGTATATACAGCAATTTGGCCATCCTGTTTAATCGGACATTTTAAGAAAGTATAGTAATGGCTATTCCAACAACTGCGGTTACTCGCTATGACATGAACGCGAATGCCAAAACAGAAGGCACTTACGTCATGCAGTCGACGGGCTTAAATGCCCTGTCCGGTGTCTTGAAAGACATCTATCTTCCTGCGTTCAACAACACACTGTATTTTGACAACAAATTTACTCGCCTGATTGAATCCTCGGCAGCCAAACTGGATGCCACGGGTCGCCGGATTATTGGTTACTTTAAAACCAAGCGGTCTACAGGTGTCGGGGCTTTTGAGGAAGGCGGCAGCTTTGTTGACGCCACGCCGGTCGCGGGGATTCAGGGATGGGAATGGATGAAATACCAGAATATGTATCTGGAGTTCACCGGTCCTGCCCTGGCTACTGTTCAAGGCGGACAAGGTTCGTATATCGACCTGGTCCAGGAACACGTCGAAAGCCTGATGGAGTCCAGCCGTATTAACCTTGAACGACAGTTAATGGGCGCGGGTGATGGCATTGTCGCCAAAGTATACTCGCAACCCGGCACGTCGGGTTATTCGCTGACCATTAAGGGCGCCGGGTTCTTTGATACACAGTATCTTGAACCGAATCAGTGGTTGAATTTCTATGCGGCACCTACGGCGGCTTCCACCACATCATTGACCAAACGCATCTATGACACTGCTTTGTACGACATGCAAATCAGTGCGTTGACCACAGGCAATAAACGGACTTCAACCCAGGGCACATTGACATTGGGCCAGGCTTGGACATCTAACCGTACCGTAGATGCCGGTGACTGGATTGTCAAGAAAGGCGCTTATGGCGAAATCGCTGAAAGCGGCACAGTGCGGTGTTTGGAACCCAATGGACTGATGAACCTGGTTTCCGATGGCGCCTCAACGACCAGCGACTTCTATGGTACAGAGGCACTGGAAAACTTCAAGTACATATGGAATCTTGACCGCACCACTGCAGCCAATTCTGTCCTGAAGTCCCCGTATTATGCCATCAATGACGAACTCGACGAGGAAAACCTCTTGAGCGTCCTTATTGAGGCGGAAAACCTATACCAGTGCCAGCCGAATGTGATGATCGTGTCACCAAGGGCTATCCTGAAATACTTCCAGAACAATAAAGCCGACCGTCGATTCAATACGATGCAGGCGATGGACTGGGTGGGTGGCTATAAAGGGCTTGGCATCCAACTGGGCGACAGACAGTTGATGCTGACTTCTATGCCCTCGGTTCCGACCGGAAACGGCTTCTTGATTAACACTGCCGATTTCGCTTTTGTCCGTCCGACTGGCTGGAGTGGGTATCGCTGGCTGACTGGTACTGGCGGCGACATTCTGACCCAGAAAGACAACGCGGATAGCAAGTTTGCGTCCGCAGTTGATTACTTCAACTTTGTCTGCACAAACCCTGGTAAACAGATCAAGCTGGGCTATATCACCGAATAAGTAAGTCTACTCCTTTCGTGAGATGGGGGTCGGCAGTCTGCAGTCGGCCCCCATCATTCTACTAATATGCAGAAAGGTTTATCAGCAGTTGACCTTAAACAAGCTGCTTAACTAAGGAAAGAATTATGGCTATTACAAACAAAAACATTGCGGATGACGCCGCCATACTGCCGCATAAATTGCTATCGGGAATAGGCGTGGGAGAAACATATTATGTCTGCTCTACGTCAGCCGCTTGCCGTACAATATGGGCCGAGCGAATCGCATCCCAGAAACTTTTTACGACTATTGAGGCGGCGATAGCTAAATGCGTTGCCAACCGCAGAGATGTTATAGTAATTGCTCCTGGACACAATGAGGGCATCACCACTGCTGCGGAGATTGATTTTGATATTGCCGGGTTGACGGTTGTGGGTATCGGACAGGGTTCATTGAAACCAACGATAGATTTTGATAATCAAGCCGCAAGTGTCGCGGTCGGTGCCGCAAATATCACAATCGATAATATCAGATTTAGGGTAAGTGCAAATGCAGTAACAGTAGGGCTTGATATTGAAACCGGTGTGACTGGAACGGTAGTTAGAAATTGCGATTTTGGTTACGCCGAAACAGCCACAGATGAATTTGCCATTGCTTTACGACTGGCTGGTGCAGGATGTAATGACACTATCATCGACAACTGTTACTTTGCTGCGGGTGCACAGGCTGCCGTACACGGAATCAAGATTGTTGGCGCAAGTGATAATGTGGCAATTAAGAATTGCCGCTTTACTGGCGCGCATTCAACTGCAATGATCGGCGGAATCACCACATTGTCCACAAACTTGTTAATTGACAAGAATGTATTCCAGCAAGGCGCAACAGAGCCGGCGATAGAAATGCTCACCGGTACCACCGGGATTATCTCTAATAACTATATTGCCTCAAACTTGGCCACAAAAGCGGCCTCTATTGTTTGCGACGGCGCATGGTTGTTTGAGAATTATTATTGCGAAGTGCCTACTGAAACAGGCGGTATCGTTGGCACGGCTTCCGCAGACGACTAACCTGTTATAGACAATTTGGCGGAGGAGGTCAAGCTTAAAACTTGGCCTCCTTACTGCCACACAGAATGGAGAGCATATGAGCTTAAGTTTATTTCAAAGTAGACTGGTAGAATTACAGAAACAACTGGAAGAGCTTCAGGCCGAAGGCACAGATTTGGTCAAGGAGCTGCAGTTCAAATCCAACCGCCTGAATGACATTAACGTGAGACTGATTCAGCTTGAAGGGGCAGTCAAAGAGGTGTCTGCCATGCTGGACAATGCCAAGTCCCAAGAAACAACGATTATAGAGGCATAAATGGCTAAGAAGGCGGCTTATACACTACTCAGGGAATTTCATGGCAATACCAAACCAGCCGAGGAATTCGGGTACCAAAGGGATGCTAAGAGGTTGCGGAGTGAATTCGGAGACAACGTAAGACTCCGCTGGCACCCCAGAAAACAGAGATGTCAGGTTTGGCACCGCACTCCAAACGAATGTATGCTGGTATACGAGATAAGTGCTCCATATGATATATGGAAGGCCATCAGGCACCTGATGCATGTCCAGCGATCCAGAAAAGCACATATGGATGAGTGGCAAATCCATGAGATGATGGAAGAGCACGACAAGAAACGCAGGGTCAGGGCGGTAGCAGAAGAAGTCGGGAATGCCTATAAAAACGCCATGAATAGCAAGGTTTCAGTCTTAATGAGGTAATTATGGCCGTCTGGTCAATAACATTCAATCAAATTGTAAGTTCGATTGTGCACCTGTTTAAGGAACAAACATCCCGAAAGGTGGCCACTTACACGGAACAAGAGGTGATTCGGAATTCTGTGAACGAAGCCCTGCAACAGTTGTCGGAAGAAAGAGGGGTTCCGCGATGGGAATACAACCAGGCGGCCATACAGTTGACATGTGTTGCAAACCAGAAATATGTTGACTTGCCAACAACGGCCATGACTCTAATAACAGGCACCGTAAGAATAGAGACAGAAGAACAGTATTTGTCGCCAATATCTATGGAGGCATTGTATGGAATAGATATCGACAGAGATGAAACGGGGGTTCCTTCTTGTTATGCACACGACACAACGGCAGCGGGCGTAACCAGACTTCAGTTGTATCCTGTCCCTGACAGCGCATACACGATTGACGCGTATTGCGAATCTATAAATGATACCAGTTCTATTGCCTCATTGCCACCGTGGTTTATTGGGTGTGTGTTAGACCTTGCCACGGCAATTGCAATGCGTCGACTGGGGTTTGGAAACCCACTTCAATATATGATGGCTTATGAACACGCATTGCTGAACCATAAAGACAAACAGGGATATGATGGACCTACGAGCATCAATAGGCATCAAAGGTCGACAGCGGCAGACAATGCTTTTAGTGCGGCATATTCACGCGCAATAAGGAGTTAGCATGTCAACATTGAATTATTTTGTTTCATCTGCGCGAACAAGGCTCGCAGACACAAACGACCAATCATATAGTGACGCATCCTGGTTAGAATTTTACAACCACGGACAGAGAGCAATCGCGCTGACAGGGGTCTTTAGGCAGAAGACTATAAAAAGCGTCTCATCCACATCTTCGGTTGCATTTAGTGCGTTAGGAAGTAGCGCGCACAGGGCGTTTTTTGTATACAGGGTAGATATTGGAGGGTCCCCAATACCGTTTTCCAAACCAGACGACAATGTGGATTTTACAACACTGTCGGCAGGCACGCCAACCACATGGATGACTATTGGGACAACGTTATACTTCAACGCAACATATACAGGGAACTATACTGCATGGTATGCATGTATACCAGGAGAGGCTGCTGCGCTGAGTGAAGAATCGGCATTGCCAGCGGAGTGTTACAATGCGGTAATAGACTATATGTGTTATTTGGCCTGCCATCAGGACTCTGACCACGCCACAGCACAGCAATACCTTGACAGATTCAACGAGTGGGCGCAGTCTGTCAGAGGCATAGAAGATATCAAGATGTATGGCGGAGGTTCAATGTAATGGCAGTTCCGCAAACCATTATTCAATCAAAGCCGTCGTCCTTGCCATTACAAAAGATAGTGCTGAATGACTTTTCGGGCGGCATGGTGACAAGTCAGCCAGAACCATCGCTGGGTCCCACACAATACACCAGATTGCTAAATATTTATATTTCAGAAACAGGCCAATTAGAGGCGCGCTCGCCATACAGGGCCTATTTAAAAGACACAATAGATACGGCTTTAACTAATACAACAAAGCCAGTGTTGTTTTACCATGAGGCCCTGGGGGCATTTGCGACAGTCAGAGCCGGAGCATCCTATACACAAATCCATTACTGGAATGGCTCGGCATGGACGGCACCGTCACAAGGGACGACGTCATACACGGTGGCACCAGAAGTCATCAGGTACTCGGTGGGCAATGCCACAGATTACTTGATTTTCGACCCCACACCATCAACTGGTATTGTGCCAAAAAGAATGGCCGGCGATGGCACAGTCAGCAATATGGGTCTAACGGCACCGTCAACGCCAACGACGAGCACTGCGGCAATTGACAGTAAAACACAAGGCATTGATTACGATGGTACATATTACTACAAAACCACGTTTGTTTATCATGGCGGCAGTACAAATACACTGTATGGAGAATCGGCGCCAACTGCTAATGCCAGTGTGTTAGTAACAGGCTGCGACGACACGCATAATGCCACGGTGACTGTTACGGTTGCCGGTGCTGCAACTCCGGCCATTGCAGCCACAGTATCAAGGGTCAACATTTACCGCTCACCTAATGGACAATCGGCTGGACCGTACAAACTGGTAGGATACCTGCTGAAACCGGGTTCAGGGTGGGGGAATTCGGCTGTTACATTCACGGACAATATCCCAGTGGGCGAAGAGGGAATAGAATTACCAGACGATCCATGCACATTAGTGAACATCAAGCATCCATTTGTCGCGGATGGGCGCGTGTGGGGATTCGATAGAGACATTCCAGGGAAACTGGTGTATTCGGAACCGGGCCAACCAGATGTATTCCCTGCTTTTAATTACTTTTATTTACAACAGGCCGGAACAGGCATAACCATTTTTAACCGCAATTTATATGTTTTTACGGAATCAAGCTGTTATGTGCTTCCAAATGCAGACCCTGAACAGTCCAATGAACTGCTCAAGGTGTCTGATGTTGGAACCGTAAGCCATAAAAGCCTTGTAGATGTTGGATTGGGACTGTGCTGGGTAGACGCCAGAAATGTTTATTTCGCCAATTTCAATGACCAGGCAGAAGATGGCGATTTTGCAATCCCTATCGGACGACCTATTGAAGACAAGATAGAAGGAATTGGGTCTACGCGGCGCAGTTATATTGTAGCGGGACTCTGGAAAGATCGATATTACTTGAGTTTTACAGATTCCACGCGCGTAGGAATGCCCTATAATACAAAGACGTTTGTTTGGGACGTACGAACAGGAGTGGCCAATATTGCCAGTGGACGGTATGGAGGCTGGTCTGAAATAGATTGGGCATTCGATGATTTCGTAGTATATAGCGGGAATTGGTATTTTCTGGATGTAAACCGCAAATATATTTATGAACATGGTTATGCAGTCAGTACAACGGCGAAAGATTGTGTGTCTTATGCAGATACTGGGACTACCATCCCAATAATCATCAGGACGGGGTTGATTGTTCTGGAGTCACCACTCTCACGGAAAAAACCCCATGCGATTGCGGTTTATGGTGAGTCGTCAGGAACTACACTGACTGCTGACTTTGAGATGAATTACAACGCGTTTAAGACAACCGCGACATTGGTGCTGGGAGCTGACGCCATAGAAGGTGACGATGCGGATGACGGCATCTGGGATGGATCGGTTTGGGGGTTGCCGCCAATCAGTTCTACCTCGCTATATGACACCAATAAAACCAAGATTGTGTTTTCCGACATCCACAACCTGGGTTCTTCGGGTACGATAATATTTACTGGTGTAGATGGAACTAATAAGGATTTATGGAATGCAACGGCAGGAGTAGCGTTTACCAAAATTGACACAACAAGCATATACGTTAGTACCCCGGCATACAACGCGAACACAATCTTTACAAACGCAGATACAGATTTGGTAGATAATGCAGAGGGATTAGATACAGATAATTGGAGCGATGATACAGAAAAAGGGTACTATGATACCAGTCGGTGTGTGAGCAATACCAAGGGGTCGGTCATGCAGTTAAACATTGCAACATCGGATATAGCTGATACACAACTCAATACCATTGAAATCTATTATCGCGAAACACCATATACTATTTAGGATAACACAATGTCTACATTCGCAGTAACAAACACAGCATCCAATACAATTGTTGTTGGCGACAAAATTCGAGCGACGCATGTGAATCAGAATTTCACAGACGTGACAAATGCTATAAACGATCTGGGCGGAACGGGACATGGAGTCATAGCCGCTAATGCGGTGGGAACAACACAGATAGCCAATGGCTCTGTAACACATGCAAAACTATCTATAACCAGTGATACGTTTGATATGAATAACGACAGATTTATCAACCTCGCAGACCCTATAGATGATCAGGATGCGGCAACAAAGAAGTCTGTGGCTGATTATGTGCTTGCTACCGCTCCTTATATGGTTAGCAGGCGGGTCTTGTCTGATGCTTCGTCGGTACAATGGACAGGTCTAAGCAAAAATTATGCTTACAAGCTAATTCTCTCTGTCGTTATTTCTGGAATGGCAGACGCCGCAGCGGACGATCCCATTATTGGTTTAAGGTTTAACAGTGATGCTTCAACCACAGACTATTCGTTTTGTGTAGAAGAAACTCGTAACTCAAATGTCTATAGAGATTACTCTACAGACACAAGCTGCATTGCTTTATCAAGATACGGCACAACCTATAATATTAAAAATGATTCAGGATTTTCCGGTGAAGCACTGATTGGCAATTCTGGCCTTCTCGACACGCAATGCATAGCTGTTGTTGGTAATTTCAGGCAAGGTGTTAATATTACCGATACCACGATAAATCATCACTTGTCTGTGGCCGGACGAAAAAATACAGCAGCAGCACTAAGCTCTATTGAAATTGTTATACTGAAAAAAGATACCGCCCTTGCTCCGTCTGGAACACCGGTCCTCAATGGGCTGGCTACTCTAATACGATATTAAGGACACTAATATGAGAAAACACATTTTCAAGTATTTAATGGAGACAATACAGAAAATATTACTGGTTACTGGCTTGCTATAGGGTACTAAACCAAAAGGAACTTTTGTAAAGCAATACGGCACAACCTTACCGCGTGTTTTAAGGGTAACCGAACTGCCTGGAACAGCAGCTTAATAAGGATATAGACATGATTAAATTGGCAACAGGTGACGGTAAAACGTATGTATCATTAACAAAAAATGAGTTCATCTTATTGGCCAAAGCATTGCCAAAAGATGTTGCAGATGGAACAGATATAAGCCTCGCAGCACTAGATGCCATGTTGAAAGCCGCAGCTACGCCAACACAACTTTTGCAAAACACAAAACTCCAACTTGAGAACACGGTAAATGCCCTGGGCGCTTTATTAACAAGTATGCCTTCTACATAGGAAGAACATATGGGATTGTTTGGAAGCAAGAAAAAGAAACCGCATTATTCTTTGTCTAAAACGGGCAAGGAATGGCAAGGTGAATATTATGACCAGATAAACAGGGGGATGGATGGGCGCGGGTTACTGCCCGGCAATCTCCAATCTATGGCTCTTGCAAGCCAACAGAATGCCATCAATACAGGCTTTCTGGATTCCTCGGCTGATTTACGGTCATACATTGACAGGGAGGTACTGGGTGGGGACGAGAAAATAGCCAGTGTTTTGTGGGATTACACCAGACAGGCAAAATACAGGGCAGAGGACGACCTGAAAAAGTCTGAAGTACTGCAGCGTGGTATGGATAAGGAATCCGCACTGAATGCGGCCCTGGGTGAACTTGGAGCAGCGGACCAGGCCAGTGCGCAGGTCATGAACACCTGGAACAACGGGATGATGCAGGCAAGAAACATTCCGGGGTATTGGCAAAGCTTTGGAAGCTCAATTGGTCCGGCAGTAGGCATGTTGTTTGGGCAAATGATGTCACAGCCATCGGCACAAATGCAGGCATTTAATGCCGGGGCGGGTCCAGTCAGTCGGTCCGGCGCCGCAACATTTAATAAATACGGAACCCTAAACCCGTCCTTTGAGCCACAGGGTACGGCATATAGCAGGATGTTGTCACCTTATTAAGGGCGAAGAAAGAGGCCATATACAATGACACCAGAATTTATGTTAGGCGGATTGGCTTTGGGCAGCGGCGCCATGAATCTGTACGATGCCATGAATTGGGGCAAAGGGTATGGATTGCAGGGTATGCAGCCATTGGACAAACCAACCCGTCAATTGCAAGATAAAACAAACAAGCAAATCCGTGCCGACTATGATATGGCTAAAATGGGGCGGTCGGAATTTAATTTAGCAGCCCCTGCAATCAGCAATATAAAAACACAGATTGATATGCAGCGCAAAATGGCAGGAGCAGCAATGGCCGGGCGGTCTGCAAGAATATCGAATTCAGATGGAGACATGGCTGGAGGTAGTTCCTTATCCCGCGTTATGTCGCTTCAGGGACAGCAGGCCATACAAGATTCACTGGCCCCTGTCAACGCCAAAAATAATGCCAGAGCCAACACGTATTTCAATGCGGCAGGCAAGGGCAACGAAATATATCAGGCGGAACGAAGAAAGGCCGTCCAGAATTATCAGGTGGCAATGCAGAAGTACCTGGACTCCAAAAAGAAAAGCAGCGGGATAGGGGGCGCATTGGGTGGATTAGCTGGAATAGGATTAGGTATTGCCACGGGCGGTTTTGGTTTTGCAGCATCACCCATGCTGGGAACAATGATGGGCGGAATGGCGGGCTCACAAATGGGCGGAATGTTTAGCGGATACTAAGAGGACACTATGATTGGACAGGCAAATTTCTTTGATGGTGCGGCTGGGGCATATGTTGCGTACATGCAATGGAAAGGCCAGATGGCTTTAGAGAATGCCAGACTGGCCAAACAGGACCAGTGGCAGCAGAAACAGCATGAACTCGACACAGCCAGACTTGCGTCACAAGAGAAATATCAGACAGGGTCGCTGGCCTTACAAAAACAGGCACAGATAAACCAGGATACTCAGTTCAACAGGACAGAGAACAGGCAAGACCGGAACCAGACCTGGACACAAGGATTCAGTCAGCAAAAACTTGGAGAAGACCGACGCCAGTTTAATGCAACATTGAACTGGAGGAAATTATTTGACTCGGCCAATATAGATTTAGGGTACAAAAAACTTGACCTGGAACAACAAAGTGCCAACGACGCATACTCATTAGGGCTGGAGCGCAATGAAATAGCATCGAAGGGTATGGATATAGAGGCACAGGCGGTAAAAGACAAGGGCAATTACTACGAGTCCGAAATCCAAAATAACAATACATCGAACTGGATGTTAACCAAACAATACCAGAATAAGCTGGTAGAAGACATAGCTACTTCTCTGCCTAAAGAAATAGGAGTAGGAAAAGGGGATAGATATCTGCAGATGAACGAACAGCAATTAGCCGAACTGGGTCCACAGGCTTGGGAGCAAATACGTGCCACGTTATATGCACGCGGTGACAAATCAATCAATACTGAGAACCCGTGGGCCATACCGCCACACAGGGCTGAATACGGCACCACAAAAAAGGAGCACGACAAGACAGTAAGCGACGTACAACTGCTCCTAGCGGCTGCAGACGAGGCAGACACGAAGGCTCCAGAACAGGCAGGCTTGCTCAGGAAAACAGCCTTTGATTTGGCCCAGGTATACAAAATGCAGACCGGAATGAACAAAAGATACAACTGGAAAGGCGTAAAGAAGGATGACAGCAAGGCGGTCGAGAGCGAGACGGCCGAGAAGCCGAGCGATTATTCATGGCAAAGAATGCAAGGCCTATCTCTTTCCAATTTGTAGTAAATATAGACTTATTCACAAGGGCATAAATGGGCGCACTTGAAGAAGTACAACGCAGAATACAGGCTGGTGAATTAACACTGGGTTCCAGTCCGTCAAAAGGCTCCGCTTTAGAAGAAGTCAACAGGCGAATGGCGGCTGGAGACTTTGACACAGACGCGGACTATAAACAGATGGCGGGCCAAAGCGCTACCGTCATGGAGGTACTGGACGGAGACACAGCAATTGTCAGAACCGACAAAGGCCGGTATGCCAGAATTCGTCTACAGGGAATCGACACACCGGAAACCGACAAAGGTGCGGCTGGGTGGGGCGAAGAAGGCGGTGTCTGGGCCAGACAGCGGTTCCAGAAGGATTTCGAGGGAAAGACTGTCACCATAGGCGGAAGCCAGACCACAGACAACAGAGACCCATATGGCCGTATGTTAGCCGATATTGAACTACCAGACGGAACGTCAGCTTCTGCGACAATGGGTGACCCTGCTAATTACATGGATCAGCGGGGCTGGTGGGACAAAATCAAGCTGGGCAACGAACAGGCCGCTGCGGCAATAATGCAGACAAGACATGGATTCGGAGAGGCTATTCACTCTGAACCAGGCCAGAAACTCCTTAACAAAACAATGGCGCTTGGTATGGCCACTGGACAGCCAGCAAATAGTATATGGGCAGGCCTTTTGAAGCTATTCGCCAATAGTCAGGCCGGGGAGGACTGGAGAAAGTCCAATGACCGCGATATAGAGTTAATCAAGCAGGATATCGCCAATAGACCGGATTTCTATAAGTCGGTTTGGGAGCCTGAAGAAGGCGGAGCTTTAAGGCAAATTGCCGGCTACACAGCACAGGCTGTCAAACATCCGTCAAGAACACTGTCATTCCTTTTAGAGCAGTCGCCTACCACGGCCACGGTGGCGGCAGCAACAGCAATGGGGACCGTCGCTGCACCACAGGTGTTGGCAACACTGCCGGTTATCGGCGAGATTACAGCCGGAAACGCATTGGGATTCGGCGTAATGGCGGTCGCAGCCGGTTCACGCGATTTCGGCCAATCAGAAGGGTTGTCAGACGAAGATTCGCGGTTTACACATGCCGTATTAGTTGGCATGGGCGAGTCACTGTCAGAACAGGTTGGCCTGTTGCCGGAAGCCTTGGCTTTCAGGTTTGCCAAAAAAGCCGCCGCAAAGGCAGGTGGAAAGACAGCCTGGGGCTTATTCAAGTCAGGACTGAAAGGCGCAGGTGAAGGTTATTTAATCGGTGGCTCAGAAGAAGCCGTTGCAAAGATCAACGAGAACTTATGGGACAGCATATTATTTGATGACCCGAAAGACTTGTTGAGCGATGTACCGCGAGAATTTGCAATGGGGGCTATCGGGGAAAGCACGCAGGGCGCGGGTGGCGCTATGGCGGGTCATTTGTTTGCCCCAAACACGCCTGCACCTCCTCCAGGACCTGCAGGGACAACAAACGCCAATGTTGGCGCCGACACATCTTCTCCGCGTCGCTCTACCAGGGCAGAGGCGCTGGAGAAGCTGCGAAAGGGGAAAGAAGCCGCGCTGGCAGTAGCAAAAACAAACCCGAAACATACCAAAGAAGACCTTGCCAAGATTGAAGCGCTATTTGCGCAGGTAGAAAATGACATCTATGCTGGCAAATATGATGTAAAAATAGAACAAGCACCTGATACACCTGTTTACCAAGGAGAACAAAATGCAAAAGAAGTGCAAACCCCGCAAACCACGCCGGTAACACCGACGCCTGGAACAGAGCCTGCAGTGGCGAAACGCAGGACAGCAGACGGAACTGAAATAGAAGACACCAGTCTCCCAAGCGAACTGAAGCCCTGGATGCCCGAAAAGATCGCAGAAGGCGGTCTGTTTGAGGACAAAGACACGGTAGGCCCGATGCCGCCACAGACTGTGACGAAGGGGCCAGACTGGGTCAGCGAAGAGACCTGGAACGCTTACATACAGGGCAAGATTGACGCCAAAAAGGTTGTGGAACAAACCCTGGATGAAAACCTGCTGTTGATGGATCAGGACCGAACACAGGCAATTGAAAAGGGTGTAGCGACCATTGCCGCGTTTCAGGAAAAGCAACAGATAATGCAGCAGAAAGCTCAATTATTCAGTGCATTACCGGAATCGGAAAAACAGGCACAGGCCGTAACCACCAGTAGAGTGCCTGCCACAGACCCGCTACCTGCACCCAAAAGCTTCTTTGTTAAGCCGGAAAAAGAAAAACAGGCTGAACCGGTTGTATCCGGTCCCGCAAAACCGGCTCCAGCATTATTCGCGCCAAAGGAAGAAAGAGTCCCGGGCTACAAAATAAACCTGAAGCCCAAAGAACGGGCAAAGTTCCAGATGTCTGAGTGGGATTTGGCCAAACTACTGGTGGATATGTCGGAAAGCGCACTGCGACAGGCGTGCAGAGAAGGCGGGTTGCATAATGTAGATACCACAAATAAAGCAGCAATGATTGTGGCAATCACGGCGGCTGTAAGGGCACATGGAGGCAAGTTAAACCAGGCTCGCTTAGAACTGTTGCCAAGATTGGGAATGAACCAGGACAAGACAATGCCGACCATTGATGGCATTGATTTGAATAGATTGCCGACTGCGACACTGCTCAAGATTGCCGACATCTTGAATATCGCCACGCCTCAAACCAAACAAGGCAAGCCCAACAGGGCGACCACTGGGGCAATGGGGACAACCAACCGCCGGACCATCATTGATTCTGTCAAAGGCATTCTTGCGGAACAGGAAATGCAGACCGACGAAAGCCGAGAAGACAATAAAGATGTCCCGGTCCAGCCAGTTGTGCCTGAAATCGAGGTTATAGCACCAGACAACAAAGTCGCCGATGAGGAAGTAAACACCAGGGAGTTGACGGATGAGGCCGAGGCCGCTGCTATCAAGGACGCCATAGGCGAAGAAGAAGACCTGGAAGGGAATATCGAACAGCCGTATGACCCGTCAAAGGGAAAATACAAGCCGGAACAGGACGATAATACCAACGATACTAGTGTAGAAGAAGGCCTGTGGATGCCGGAACTCGTCAAGCGGTTGATTGCCGAGGGGACATTTGGTATCTATTCGGGGGACTTGGCATTACAGCAGGGACGCTACGAGGAAATAACAGACCCTGAGACCGGCAAAATACGCCATTTGGGAGTATGGAACAACACGGCCTACTGGATAGACGAACAAACCAATGAACTACAGGAAATGGAGTGGGATGAAATAGGCAGTGCGGACTTGCGAGACTTTGTGCAGGACGAGGGCGGAGACATCAGGGACACGGCTTGGAAGAATAATAAGGAATTAAACGAACGGTATGACAAGAAAGACCCAGATATTTACGATATCACGGACGAGGTAAGCGAGTACGAAACGCCAAAAGCGGATTCGAGAGACCTTGCACCGTCTCAGGTTCGCCCGAATAATGGTGTTAAGCTGAGAGTGGGAGAAACAGTATATGCCTATGTCCAAAAGAAGATTCAGCGACAAGCAACGCGGGTTGTAAATGGACACCATGTTGCCAAGTCTACACTTGCAAAAGTAGCGACACCGCCAAAAGGAGTCAGGGCTATCCAGGACAAGCAGAATGGTGGGTACTGGATTCTCAAGCCGGACATGGAAGAGGTGGACAGAGGTTATTGGGTAAACGAAAAAGGCGAAAAAGCCAACAAAGACATGCAGGTGTTTTTGACTGAAGCCTACCGAAATCCCTTAATGGAGAGATTGGCTGCTCTGGCCAATTTTGCTATCTCGATCGGATTAGACCCGAAAGCCAATGCCCGTGTGGCCGGACACAGCAAAAAGACAGGAAAGCCGTTCTTCCACCGCATAAGCCCGATGCGTTTCGCCTATGAGCTGCGACAGTATATAGCCAGCTTAGGCGGAGACTTGATGGCTGGCGTAGTAAACCCGCAGGTTGAAAAGGCCAAAGGCGAGAAGGTAGACAAAGAGCAGGCTATGTCAAACGCCTTACAAGGAAACTGGGGCCTGAGTAAATATGGCGCTTGGGGACAGCGACACGGAATCACCAAACTTGGCATTTTATTCAAGGCGCTGAAAAGGGTCTTGGGTCAGCAAGCAGAGATGAGACTTATGCGTGAAGTTGTCCCGTATAAGCTTAAAAAGGGCTCTACGGTCCTTTTCATGGAAGGCATAGACAAGTTAGACAAAAGGCAGCAGGAAGAACTGGCACTGGAGTTTGTCGCCAGATACAAAAGGGCATTAAGAGAAAACAATATTGACCTGGTAGACCAGGCAAAACAGGAAGAAGTAGCCAGGGCTCTTTTTGATATCCTGAAAACATCACGGGAAGAACAAGCCTCCTTTAAGGAGGCAATGGGGATTGGCAAGAAAGAAGACAAGAACTGGGGCAATGACCAGGGAACCAGAGCGGCTGTTAAGGCGGCGGTGACTGCAGAGATGGCCGCCGAACTGAAACGCCGGTTAAACAAGACTACAGAACAGGTCAAGGCCGAACAGGCTGCCATAAAACAGACTGAGATTCAAAAGCTTCAAGGCGAACTTGAGGCATTGAAGCGCAAAACTGTACTGACTCCGGCAGAAAACAAGGCAATCAATGATAAAACAAAGGCATTGAACGCCTTGTTGGACCAGAAGGCCTTGGATGATATGGCGGCCAAGTCGGGGGACCAGGGAAATCAGGATGCCAAAACACAAACCATAGATGATGTGGCCAAGGAAGCTGTCCACGTGGACGCGCCATCTACCGCGCCAACCATGACAAGCATGGTAGATGCCGACCAATTAGCCTCTGTCATGCAGGGCCTGTATAAGAAGTTCGGCATTAAAATGGCGCCTTCGGCATCAGCGGACGGCGGATTGTCGGAATTAAGGGACTGGAGAGGGAAAAAGGCTAAGTGGAAGGCCATTATTAGGGGTGAAGTCAAGAGACTGCAGGATGCCGTAACTGATGCGCTGGGCGTATCTCATTATGATGTCTATAGCGACAAGAAGGTGTTTGGCGACTATACCACCATGGATGTCAGCCGTGCACTGTATACAGCCATACAACAGCGCGAATACCCTGCGTGGTCAAGTTTTCTGCACCTGTTGTCTCCATCGTACAGAAAAGCTGCGGAACTGGCTCAGCAAATCAACGGGAACCCGACCAATAACGAGGTGCTTCGTAAACTCAACGATGTGGTCGAGAAAACCCTGGCATTTACCGATAAGGTGGGCAAGATTGCCGTAGACGCCGGCCTTATAGAGGCCAAGGATGTTCGCCAGTACTACATCACCGAAATGTGGGATTTCAAGAAATCCGCGAAAGAGTTTACCTCAAAACTGTTGGCGACGCGGCCAGGACAGATACAACACCGGTTATTTGAGGGTGGTGTATTCGAAGGCATGGCAAAAGGCGGCGTACTGAAATGGGAGGATTTCTCTGAAGCGGTATACCAGACCGCCCTGTCAGTGACCGAGGCAATAGAAAACCGTAAATACATCAATCTTGCCATTGAGCAAGGCATTTTCGCCAAAGAAGGAAAGGGCACACCGCCTGGATACAAGAGGATTGATTCCCAGGTTATACAGTATAAAACCAAGAATGGTTCTTCCATAACGCTCTATGCACCGGAAAAGATTGCCAACAGCATCAATAAGGAGTACGGCAAGTCCAGGATTGCAGGTATTTGGGGTGTTCCGGCATTAACATGGCTGACCCAGAGAATCAAGGAAGTTATTCTTACAGCATCGGGATACCAGGCACAGGAATACATTGCCATGTCCGCTTATGGGACACCGAACACCAAGTCTATGTTTGTCCATAAAAACCTTAAAGAGGGGAAGGAAATCCTGCGAAATCTGCCTTCGATAGACCAGTTTGCCAGAAATGAAGTAGACAGGGCAGAAGATTTATATCTGGAGATTGTAGAGGCTTCGCTGGTTGACAATCTGGCTTTAGACTTTGACCCGTCCTACAAAAGGGCGCCTGAATTGCCAGGACGGATTGCACAAAAAATACCAGGCTTAAAGCAAATATGGAATGCTATAGCCTTCATGGGTGAGGGGGTACAGAAACTGACCTTTGAGCACTTAGGTCCTGCACTGAAAGCCCATGCCGCCGTACAGTTAGCGCGAATAGAATTAACAAGAAACGCGGATAAAATAATGTCGGGCCAGACAACCCGTAAAGAAGTTCTCAGGGCGGTCGCCAAAACGGTGAACAATCAGTTCGGTGGCCTTAACTATGTGGATTTGGATATAGGCCAGACAGCACAGCATTTGATGAAATTAGGTATATTCGGTCACGATTTCACACTGGCCAACGCACGAAGATATACTCAAATGGGCGCCAAAGGGCCGGAAGGCAGTGCTGCTCGGCGGATGATGGCGGCTGTAGCTGTTAAATATGGCTTATTGTGGCTTATGGGGAACCTGGGATTGGCGATGGCCGATGATGAAGGCTTCATTGAACGGCTGAAACTGGCATGGAAAAACGGCGGTTTGAGTTCCATGAACATTCTATTCTGGGATATCACGCCGATTTACAAGCTGTTCGGCGGGAAAACCAAGAACCGCAAGTACCTCAATATCCTGTCGTCTTTCAAGGAGGGCCTGCGGTGGCTGACGTCCGCTACAGACGCTAAGGCTCTTGGGAACATGGTGCGGTCGAAATCAGCCTTCTTGCCGAGAATGGCGATGGATTACGCATTTGCCTATGATTTTGCCGGCAAACCGTTCACTACCACAGGTGAATTGTTTGGCAAGGAACGAGGCAAGTTTGGCGACAATCTCAAAGGTCAGATAGCATCCTACCAGTCCAAGGGAGAAAAAGGCCTCCTTGACAGGGAACAGTTCCCGTCATTTGCGTTATATGAGGCAAAGTCAGCCTTACCCATTGGCGCCCAGAACGTAATCGACATGTTACGCGGAGAAATAGAGCCGTTTGATGCTGTTTTGGGAGCTTTCGGGACTGACACCAGAACCTCGTATGAGCAGGAAAAGCGTGAACCGAAACTCACGTACAAGAAATTCCTGCAGGATAGCGGTATGCCAAGGTCGAAACCGGCGCAGATGATGTGGAAGATAGAAAAAGGCGATGACTTGCAGGGCAGGAGGCTGTTTGAACCCAGGCGGCGCTATGCAGACTAAACTGGAATTCCGCCACAAATTTAACGGTACTATTTATGACATTGACACCCAACCGTTCGTGGCGATATGCGAAAGTCCCAACCCAGACAGAAAACCGGCCATACGGTTCCCAAAAGGGCTGTCCAAGACCCGTGAATGCCTTATCACAGTAGTGCATGAAGCTCTTCATGCCTCGGATTTCAACATACCGGAAGAAAAAGTGGGCCGAATGAGCACGGAAATAGGAACTTTACTGTGGAAATTAGGTTACAGGAGATAAATACTGTGAAAAAAATCACAAAATACCTGAAATTAACGTGTTTTGCGGTGTTTTTGCTGTGGATCGCAGCCGAAGCCCGCACTTACACCATGTCTTTGATGTGTTATCCGCAGGAATCTGCCCTGATAGGCCTGATGGAGTCCCTTTTGGCCATAGACCGCAACATGAACAAGACATACAGGATAGACCCAAATGGCCCCGACAAACTGGTTTCCATCAAATTGACCGACTATATCAACCTGACCGGCGACATCAATACGGATGGAAGGGTGGACCCGAACGACCGTGCATTGGTGATAGCGACAATCCAGCCGGCCAAGGCAGACCCAAACGTGCCAATTCCGCCTCCTGCACAGGAAACAATGGTATACGTCACCGCGTCAGGAACCTCATATCACAAAGCAGGGTGCAGATACGTCACAGCCACCAGCACGCAGATCACCCTTTCACAGGCACAAGCGTCTGGTAAAAGACCGTGTTCGTCGTGTTTTAAGTAATCCCCGCCGTTTTTTTTGTACCACCTCGTGGCCTCTTTGAGACTCTGGGGTATCCAAGGGTACCCCCGAACCAAGAAAATCGTTCTACGGGCATCGTAGTGCGTTTTACAGGTGGTTAGCCACACTACCCACTTGACACTTCTAAGGCATAACTGGTTAATACTGTATGCCACATATCCACTTTCTTGGTGGGATATGGGTTGACTATGGGGAGAGGCTTATCATTAGTAGCCCCACCCCCCCCTCCCGCCGTGTACAGTCGCCAGGTCTACCATTCCTCCCCACAGATATAGTGCATATATAGTTTGTAACTACTATAGAGCTGTACTTTATTGGTGCAGATGAGTAGAAGGGTACCTATCCATTACCCTCAGTCTATCCATTGTTGTTGCCTTACCATACCCCTGTCGCTGTACACTGCGTAGTCGGTATACAGATTACATACTTAAAGATTGCAGTATCTCTTAACGAAAGGAAGTGGACTATGAACGCTATTCTAAAGCGCATAGTGCTATGGCTTATTGCCATAGTCGTCTTCCTGGTCGGTTTAGCGCTTGCGGTCGGCACAGCCTTTGGCGGCTGTGTTATGACCTGGCTTGCCTACACCGGGCAGGTTGAGGCCGAGATTAAGTTCTTCGGCCTGGCCATTTTGGCCATCTCGTGTTTCATATGGTATTGCCTACTGGATTATTGCGGACTGTTTCAGTTCATCAGCACAGTCTACAATCGTTACAGGTACTATAACCGCGTCCGTGAACAACGCGACAAGTTCGAAAGTCTCGCAGACCGCTGGACACAGTGCTCCGCCGACTGGGAAACCGTTGCTGCCGACTACAAGAAGTTAGCCTCGAAGTACAAGGGTCTCTACGAAAAGACGCTTGCCCAGCGTGACGAAGCTCTCGCGGACTCCGACCAATGGCGCTTTCTCGCCGAGCAGTGGGAATGGTTTGCCAACGTCGACGAAGAATAATCCGTTATGGCCTGGCATCTACTGTGGGTGCCAGGCCTTTTTGTGCGCCGGGCATGGTTCAACGCTCGTGGGGTTGAAGTCCCCTGCAGGCCGTGATGAGCGGAATTGCAAGCTGAAGGCAACTGCGATACAGTGATGTATGGTGGGAAGGAAGCTGGAGGCAAAAGCTGGACTGGACGAACAGGAATCGGATACAAGGCCGCTATCGCCCGGGTCAGGGAGCAATAGATTCTGAAGCCCGATACTCATCCGTAGGCGATAAGGTAAATCCGGCCAGGCCCAGCGGGAAGCGTTGAATCTTACCCCGGGAGGTCTGTAAGGCCGTCCGCTGCGGACAGCGCGAATTCAAGACTACAACGTTTAAGGATTCGCGAAGCCTTGCAGAAGTCAGCAGAGGCTATAGTAGCCGTCCTTCCTTGAGGACAGCGAAGGGCCGAATTCTATGGACAGGCAGTCGCAACGGGAAACTCGATGGTCCACCAGACACAGACAAGTCAGCAGACCCTGACCCTCGACGGCGGCGGTACGAGCGTTACTCACACTGCCCCGCACGAACGGTGTGGGTGCGGCCCGGCGAATTCTGAAGACGTACTCCTGACCGACCATCTGATGGAGCGGATTGTGGAGCTGGACAATCTGCGAAAGGCGTATCTGCGTGTGGTATCCAATCAGGGAGCCAGCGGGATTGACGGGATGACCGTCGAAGACCTGTACGGCTGGTGCCGCGAGCATATAAGCCAACTGATAGAATTGCTGATGAACGGACGGTACAAGCCATCTCCGGTACGGGGGGTTGGTATTCCCAAACCCGGCGGGGGAACCCGGCAGTTGGGTATCCCGACGGCGGTGGACCGGATGGTTCAGCAGGCGATTCTACAGGTGCTTACGCCCATACTGGAGCAGGAATTCAGTGCTTTCAGCTATGGGTTTCGACCGGGTCGAAGTGCTCATCAGGCCATTCATCAAGCCTGCGAGTATGTCCGAGACGGCTATGTCTATGTCGTCGATATCGACCTGGAGAAGTTCTTTGACCGGGTTAACCATGATGTACTGATGGCCCGGGTAGCTCGCTACATTAAGGACAAGCGGCTATTGAAACTGATTCGTGCGTTTCTGAATGCCGGACTGATGCAGGATGGCGTGGTACATCCTCGCAAAGAAGGTACGCCGCAGGGCGGTCCCTTAAGTCCGTTACTGGCCAATATCCTGTTGACGGATTTTGACCGGGAATTGGAAAAGCGGGGTCATCGGTTTGTGCGGTATGCAGACGACTGCAACATCTATGTACAGTCACTGCGAGCCGGCCAACGGGTCATGGACAGTGCGACACGGTTCCTGCAGGAGAAACTGAAACTCCATGTAAACAAGGAGAAATCGGCGGTCGGCCATGTGAGCGAAAGAAGCTTTCTTGGCTATCGCCTGTTTCGACGACGGGAGCCTTGGACTGTCCTGGAAGAGTATCTCCCGTTTTGAGGACACGATTCGTCAACTGACCCGGCGTAACAAACCGGGGCGGTTTGCGGAGACTATTGCGGGCCTCAATCAGACCCTGACGGGCTGGATAACCTACTATCGCCACCTGCGAAGCTCTTGGCGATTGAAGCAACTGGATGGCTGGATACGCCGTCGGCTGCGAGTCCTGAAACTCAAGCAGCTCAAACGGCGTTATACGGTTGCCAAGTTCTACATGCGTCACGGAGTGGCAGAGTATCAGGCGTGGATAGGCGCGTCCAGCGGCAAAGGCCTCTGGCGTCGCAGTGCGATACCGCAATCGCATCAGGCTATGAATCAGACATGGTTTAAAGAACTGGAATTGGTGAGTTTAACCCAAAGATGGCAGGAATTAAGAGCCAAACCATAGGAAACCGCCTTGGTGCCGAGCAGGCATGCCGGGTGGTGTGAGAGGCTGGGGCCG